AAGATCGGCACCATCCTCGGCAAGCGCACCAAGGCCGCACCGGCAGCCAGCGTGACCGGCAGCATCGCCACCACCACCCTGACCGTGACCGCGGTCGGCAGCGGCACCCTAAGCGTCGGCCAGACCCTGAGCGGCAGCGGCGTGACCGCCGGCACCAAGATCACCGCGCAGCTGACCGGCACCGACGGCGGCATCGGCACCTACACGGTGAGCGAATCGCAGACCGCCTCCAGCACCACGATCACCGCCACCGGCGCCACCAGCGCCGCCTATGCCAGCAATACCGGCAACGGCACGATGGGCGCGGTCACCCACAGCGCCGGAGCCAAGGTCGGCGACTACAAGCTGACCATCGTCGAGCCCGGCACCAACCTCGGCACCTTCGTGGTCGAGGACCCGGACGGCATCACCATCGGCCGCGGCGTCGTCGCCAGCGCGTTCAGCGCAGGCGGCCTGGCATTCACCCTAGCCGACGGCAGCACCGACTTTGCAGCCGGCGACGGTTTCACCATCACGGTCGCCGCCAATGACGGCAAGTATGTGGCCTATGACAACGACGCCACCAACGGCGCCGAAACGGCGGCAGGCATCCTGCTCGAAGACGTGGACACCACCAGCGCCGAAGCGAGCGCCTGGATTTTGGCGGACGGCCCGGCCGTCGTCGCGAAAGGAAACCTGGTCTGGGGCGCAGGCGTGACCACCGAGGGCGAAAAGACGGCAGCCTACGCCGACCTACTGGCCCGCGGGATCAAGTGCCGGACCAGCATCTAACCTTAAACCGACCCGCCCACGCCGGACCCACTTAAACGCAGGAACCGAACAATGAACGTGAACCCCTTCGACATCTTCACCGTCAGCGAACTAGCCGACGCCATCAACATCATCCCGAACAAATACGGGCGCCTCAACGAACTCAACGTCTTTCCCGTTAAAGGCGTCGTTACCAAGACCATCACGGTCGAGGAAAAGAACGGCACGCTGGCGCTGTTGCCGCCTAACCAGCCCGTCGTCGGCAGCATCGGCTATCGCAAGGCCCGGAGCTTCGCCATCCCTCAATTCGTCTACGAGGAACACATCGACCCGGCCGAAGTCCAGGGCGTGCGCAGCTTTGGCGGCAACGAGGTGGCCAGCCTGGCCGGCCTCCTGAACGACAAGCTGGAGACCGGACGCGCCAAGCACGATATCACCCTAGAGCACCTGCGCATGGGCGCGCTCAAGGGCGCCATCGTCGGCGGCGACGGCGCAACGCTTTATGACCTTTACACCGAGTTCGGCATCGTTCAGAAAACCGTCGATTTTACCTTCGGCACCGCAGGCACCAACCAGCTGGCCAACGCGCTCAGCGTCGTCCGCCACGTCGAGGACAACCTAAAAGGCGAGGTTTACGGCCACGTCCACGTACTCGCCAGCGCCGAATGGTTCGACAACTTTGTCGGCCACGCCAAGGTCAGGGAAGCCTACGCCAATTATCAGGAAGCCGCCCAGCGCCTGGGCGGCGATATGCGCAAGGGATTTGTGTTCGGCGGCCTGACGATTGAAGAGTACCGCGGCACGGCAACCGATAGCAGCGGCCAGGCCACCCGCTTCATCGCGCAGAACGAGGCCCACGCCTTCCCGGTCGGCACCAGCCAGACCTTCCGGACCTACGTGGGACCGGGCGACTTCAACGAAGCCGTGGGCGCCCCCGGGCAGATCTACTATGCCAAGGTTGTTGAGGCCAAATACGGCCGCGGCTACGACGCGCACACCCAAAGCAACGTGCTGCCGATGTGCCTACGCCCGGCCGTCCTGGTGAAGCTCTACAGCAGCAACTAACCCGGCAATGGCCTACACCACCGAGCAGGCACTGATCGACCGCGTCGGCGAAAGCGTGCTGATCCAGGTCACCGACCGCGCCACCCCCGCGACCGGAGAAGTGGACAGCGCGCTGGTAGCGCGCACCATCGCCAAGGTCGACGCCAGCATCGACGCAGTCCTGCGCGGCCGGTGGCCGCTGCCTTTAACCGAGCCCCAACCGGACCTGGAGCCCATCGCCACCAGCCTGGTGCTCGGCCAGTTGATGACCCTTAACCGGCCCAGCGACATCCAACGCGACTACGAGGAAGCCCAAAAGCTGCTCGGCGAATACGCCCGCGGCCTGCGCAGCCCGGTCCTTAGCGAAACCGAAGCGGCGGAGCCCGAGAACTTCCCCGGCATCGGCGTGGCCGGGGACGACCCGGTCTGGACCGAGGAACGACTCGCCCGCATGGGCATGGACGACCCACCCACCGACGGAACCGGAACGAGCTGGCCATAATGGATAACCCGATCAGTATCAGGGTCGAAACCGCCGAGATTCAAAACAAGCTGGCGGAGCTACAAGCGCTGACCGCCGACCTAACCAAGCCACTCGAACAGATCGGCGCCGACTTCAAGGAACGCGTGCGCCTATGCTTCCACAACCAAGCCGACCCCTGGGGCAGGCCCTGGAAACCAAGCCAGCGAGCGCTCCGGCAGAACGGCCAGACCCTACGCGACACCGGCCGCCTGCTCAACTCGATCAATTACCAGGCCGGCGCCACCCGCGTGCGCATCGGCACCAACGTCAGCTATGCGCCGCACCTGCAATACGGCTACACCCGGCACATCGAAGCCCACCGCCGGACCCTGTACTTCAAGCGCGACAAGGACGGCGGCGTCGGCAACAAATTCGTGAAAAAGGACAAGAGCGACTTCGCGCAGGACTACGACGTCCCCGCCCACGATATCCAGGTCGGCGGCCGGGCATTCCTACCGATCCGCAATAACGCCGTGCTACTACCGGTCGCCTGGCGCAATAGCATCCTGGGCATTATCAACCACCACATCAACCAGGCCAGAGGATGATCGAAAACTACCTGGCGGCCGAAGCCCTCATCATCGCCCGCCTCCAGGACCGCCTAACCGGCGAGGCAGCGGTGCGGGCAGTCCTCGGCGCCTGGGACATGGCGCAGATCGAGGAAAGCACCCAGCCGACGCCGGCCGTGCATATCTACTACGACCGCGACGACGTGCTCGCCGGAGGCGGGAAGGACATTCGCATCAACCAGGTCTGGACCATCGCCGTGGCGATCCGGAACCACTCGGACATCCTCGGCATAGCCGCCCGCCAGGACGCCGGCCCGATCCTATCGGCGGTCCACCAGGCGCTCCAGGGATGGAAGCCGAGCGCCCAGCACGGCGCCATGAACCGCACCAACGGACCACCCCACTGGCTCAGCGATTCCGGCATCAGCTACCACCCGCTGACCTTCACCACCTTAATTGTCGCCACCAGCGGCACCACTTAACAGCAGAGGAACATCACCATGTCTGGAGTCATCGCCGAAGGCACCCTCTACGTCGACCGCAACGTCGCAGGAGTTATGCAAGGTCTGACCAAATGGGAAGGGCTCGCCAAGCTCGAAATCAAACCCAACTCGGAACTGAAGGAAGCCACCAGCAAGGACAAGGGCAAATATGGCCAGATCGTCGCCAGCGTCGCCCTCGCCAAGCCGGCCGAGTTAAGCCTGACCCTTCGCGACATCAACCGCGAAGCCCTGGCGATGGCGCTGCAGGGAACCGGCAGCGCGCTCAGCCAGTCGGGATCGAGCTGGACCGCGTCGGCCTTCACCCACATGCAAAAAGGCGTTTACAACGAGCTAGGCAAGCGCAACGTCGCCAGCGCCGGATTCGTCGTCAAGGACGTGACCGACACGACGACCTATACCGCCGGCACCGATTACGTGTTGAACGAGGACGCCGGCCTGCTTTACATCCCCAGCACCAGCGCCATCCCCGACGACGTGACCCTGCACATCACCGGCACTTACGCCGCGGTGGCCGGCGATCTAGTCAAGGGCGGCACCCTGGCGCAGGTGCGCGGCAAGCTATTCCTCGACGGCAACAACCTAGTGGACGGCACGCCCTTATTCGTCACCATCTGGGACGCCACCCTAACCAGCGACGGCGCCGTGGACTTCATGGCCGACGACCTTGTCGAGCTATCGATGAAAGGACGCATGGCCACGCCAAGCGGCAAGGACAGCCCCTTCGAGGTCGAGCTTAACAACATCTTCAGCTAACCCGCAGCGGAAAACGCGCCCGCAGCAGCGGGCGTGACCGCGACAGGAAGATCATGCGACTGACCAAAAACGTCACTTTAGGACCCAAAAGGACAGCGACCCTGCGCGAGCTTCGCGTCGGCGACGTGCAGAACGTTTTCGCCCAGCTCCAGGACATCCAGACCATCACCATCGCAGAACTCGCAACGACCCGCCTGCACGACGTCGTCGGCCTTATTGGCGATTGCGTCGAATGCCCGCCAGGAGAGACCATCGAGGACCTAACCTTCAGCGAAGTGGCGCAGCTTTACCAAGCATTTATGGAGCTCAACGCCCCTTTTTTGCGCCTATTCCCGGTCAACGAACTACTGAACCTCAGCCCCACAAACCCCTTACCCGTTATGCCATCGAGCACCGACTCGGCAGCATCGACGCCGCCGCCACCGCCCTCATCGAGCGAGGACACGCCCGCGTGAGCGAATACGGCTGGCGATTTTTTCTGACCGTCATCGACCGCACACCAAAGGCCAGGTAAACCACAACCCAGGACAGCCACCCCATGACAGGCCTCAGCGACCTCGCCCTTCGCATCCTCATCAGCGCCGAGAACAAAGCCGGCCCGGCGCTCAAGGAAACCGCCCAGGCCGTCGGCGGCATCGAGCAAAAGCTCCAGAACCTACAGACCGTCGCCAAGCGCTTCCTAGAGTTCCGGCTGTTCCAGGGATTCGCGGCCGAAGCGCTCAAGACCGCCGACGCCTATCAGACGATCAGCGCGCGCCTGCGCCTAGTCAGCGACAGCCAGCAAGAATTCAACCGCGCCCAGCGCGAGCTATTCGACATCGCCCAGCGCAGCCGGGCGCCGCTGGAAGCAACCGTCGACGTCTACGGCAAGATCGAAACCGCGGTCAAAACACTCGGCGGCACCCAGGACGAAGCGCTCAGCATCACCGAGACCCTCAACAAGGCCATCGCCCTGACCAGCCAGGGCGCCGCCCAGGACGCCGCCGCCATCCTGCAATTCGGCCAGGCATTAGGAAGCGCCAGCCTCCAGGGCGACGAGCTGCGCAGCATCCTAGAGAACAGCCCCGGGCTCGCCAAAGCCCTCGCCGACGGCCTGGGCGTCCCCGTCACCAAGCTCAAGGAACTCGGCGCCGCCGGCCTGCTTAGCGGCGACCAGCTCGTCACCGCCCTAGTCAAGAGCAAAGCCAGCGTCGATCAAGCATTCGGCAGCCTACCGCTCACCATCGGCCAGGCCATTCAGCAGGTGCAGAACGCCTGGACCCGGTTCATCGGCGAAGCCAACCAGGCCGCCGGAGTCACCCGGACCATCGCCGCCACCATTAGCGGAGCGGCCACCTATTTCCACGAGCTGGCCGGAGCCATCGTCGTGCTCGGCGGCGCCTACGCCGCCCACCTGGTTGCCAACGGCATCAAGGCGGCCCAGGCCAGCCTCCAGCAGGTCGCAGCGGCCCGCCTAGCCGCAGCAGCCCGAACCGCGGAACAAACCGCACTGCTGGCAGCGACCGCCGCCAAAATCAGGGAAACCGAAGCCGAGATTGCGCACACCACCGCGCAAATCGCCGGACTCCGGGCGCGCTACAGCACCATCGAAGCCACCCGCCTAGAGAGCGCGCTCCTCACCCAACTCGCCGCACAGAAAGCCGCCCTAGCCGGAGCCCAGGCGGCGCAAGCCGCGGCGATGGCCAACCTCGGCAGCGCCTCGGTGACGCTCGGCAGCCAGCTCCGCAGCCTAAACGGCATCCTCAACTTGTTGCAGGCCGGTTTCGTCGGCTGGGAGATTGGCACCTGGCTCAGGAACTTCGAATGGGCGCGCCTAGCCGGCGTCGCCCTCGCCAAGACCTTCCACCAGCTGGCCACCATCATCGCCCACGTCTTAACCGGCGAATTCCTGGGCAGCGGCCCGACCCTAGCGGAAAAGCTGAAAGCCCTTGAGGACGAATACGCCAGCATCGCCGAAGACAGCACCGACGCGGCCGAAGCCCAAATCCAGAATGAACAGGCGGCCGCCAAAGCCACCGAAGAAGCGCAAAAGGTTCGCCAGCAGGCATTCAAACAAACCCAGGAAGACCTAAAGAACGTCACCGCGCAGTTGTCGGCCGAGTACAGCCAGCAAAACGCGCTGATCGAAACCGCGCTGAAGGCGCGCACCCTGGCCATCGAAAAAAGCAAAGCCAGCGAGCGCCAGAAGGAACAACAGACCACCCAGGCCGTCAACGAAGCCCTGAAGCAGCGCCTCACCGCCCTCGACCGCTACGCGACCGAGCGGCTACGGCTGATCGACGCCACCTTCGCCCAGGAAGCCAGCAAGGAAAAGCTCAGCGCCATCGAGAAGGCGACCATCGAGAAGGCCAGCATCGAGGCGCGCAAGGATACTTACAACGACCTCGCCAAAAGCTACACCCAGGCCATCGACTCGATTTTGGCCCAGCAGCAGCGCGAAGTCCAAGCCGCCAATCAGACCGCCCAGCAGATCATCGACGTTCAGCGCAGCGCCGCCGAAGCGATCAAGGCAGTCAGGCAGGCGGGACTCAGCGGCCAGGAACTCAAGCAGGCGAAGGAAGCCGAGCTGACCAGCAACCTGACGGCATTCCGCAACGAAGCCGCGAAGGGCGCCACCGCCAACGAAAAGGAACTCCAACGCCTCTACGGCGAGAACTTAGCGGCACTCAAGGAAAAATACACCACCGAAGCCGCCGAAGCGGCCACCGGCGTCGACCGCCGCATCGCTCAATTCGAAGGACAGCGGCGCATCAACGACCTCACCCAGCAGTACACCCAGGCGCTCGGCGGCATCGCCGCCCAGCACAAAGCCAACGCCGACGCCCTTAACCCAAGCCTGGACGCGGCCAGCGCCAAGTTTGCCGACATCACCGCCAAGGTGCGCGAACTCGACGCCAGCCTGGCGCAAAACAAGACCCTGGCGATCCAGGCGGACACCGCCAGCGTCGAAGCCTTCCAGAAAACCATCGCCGAGCTTACCGCACCGGCCACCAAGACCATCACCGTGCAGACGGTGCAAAAGACCGCCGGCGAGCCCGTCGCAACCCTGGCCACCGGCGGCTTCGCCCGGCGCCAGGGACGTCTGTCCGGCTACGGCGGCGGCGACCGCATCAAGGCGCTCCTTGAGGCCGGCGAATTCGTGGTCCGGAAGGAAGCGGTGAGCCATTACGGCGCCGGGCTCTTCGCCCAGCTAAACGCCATCGCCCTGCCCGGATTCGCCCGCGGCGGAGCAGTCGCCGAAGCCATCGACCGCGTCCGCTGGGATGCCTTCGCCCGCTTCGCCGAAGGCGGCGCCGTCCCCTCCGCGCCCAAGCCGAGCAGCCCATCGGCCTTGCAGCCGGTCAACCTATACCTGCCAGGCGGCACCAGCTACCCGCTGAGCGGCGCGCCGGACGTAGTCTCGGCACTGACCCAGGCGGTCGCGAAAGCCGCCCTTAAACACGGCAGGAACCGCCCATGAACATCGACAGCAGCCTGATCGTCGGCGGTATTACGGTCAACTTGTATGCCCGATTGGACTGGACCCAGACCTACACGGTCATCGGCGGGCGCAGCACCCGACGACTCCAGAACGGCACCGCCATCCGCCAAACCCACTGGACCAAGCTCAAGACCCAAGTCAGCGCCCAGGGCGTGATCCCGCCAGGCCTCGACGGCCTGGACTACGGGCAACCGCAGACCCTGGCCTGCGCGGCACCGCGGTCGATGGCGCAAGCGACCCGCGTGTTTGCCCTACCGGCCGCCCGCCGCACCGATACCGGCTACACCCCGCGCGGCTGGGCTTATGTCTACGACGAATGGATCGAGACCGCGGTCGGTATCGTGGTTAATACCGCCACCCTCGACGCGGTGGCTAACGCCAGCCAATATCGGATCGTCTGGTATCCGTACATCACCGCCTACATCGACCCGCCAGAGGAAGAAACCGACATCATGGCCGACGACTACCGCTGGACCCTGACCGCCGAGGAACAATAGCGATGCCCAAGTATTACCACCCGGACCTCCTGGATTATGGCCTCGACCGCGTCCGCGCCAAGATCGCCGCCAGCAACACGGTCAAGCTCCACGCCCTAAAAGCCTACACCGCCGGCGACAGCTACAGCACCGCCAGCGCCAACAGCATCGGCTCGGTGGCCCTGGCCGAGGGCGACCTGACCCTGGGCAACCAGGGCACCAACGGACGCCAGCTCGCCGTCGCGGCGAAGAACATTACCGCCACTGCCGACGCCGCCCAGATCGACTCGGGCACCGCCACCAGCGGCGGCGCATCGACCCTGACCGACACCGGCAAGAGCTGGACCACCGACCAGCACCTCGGCCGCGTGGTCAAGATCACCGCCGGCACCGGCAGCGGCCAGAGCAAGCGCATCAGCGCCAACACCGCCACCCAGCTGACCGTCGAGAGCGCCTGGAGCACCGCCCCGGACGCGACCAGCCAGTACAAGATCGTCCACGACCTGCACGTGGCGATCCTCGACCAGACCGAGAGCAAGGTGCTGATCGTCACCGACGAGACCAGCAACCAGCAGCTATTGACCGACAACATCCTCGCGATCCCGAGCTGGAACGCGAAGCAGAACCAACCGACCTAGAGACCGATCGATGGCTTACCGCGACGAAGTCCTGACCGACACCCCCTATGCGTTCTATGAAATGCAGGAGACCAGCGGCACGCAATGCACGGACGCCAGCGGGAACGCGCGGCACGGAACTTACACCGGCACCCCGACCCTCAACCAGGCCAGCCTGATCCCCAAGGAGGGCAGCCTCAAAAGCGTGCTCTTCAACGGCAGCAGCCAGTATGTGAGCCTACCATTCAACTTCGCCGACAAGACCGCGGCCTGCTTCGAGTATTGGATGCTCAGCAAGCAACGCAAGAACAGCACCGGCGTGACGGAAAGCATGCTTAGCCTTAAGCACCGGCTGGTCAGCCTATTCAGCGACTCCGGCGCCATGTGGAACTGGGCGCTCAACGAGACCGACGGACCCAACGCCAGCGTCACCAACCAAAGCCCCTATATCCCGCTCTACGTCGCGACCCACATTTTTTTCCGTTGGGTGACGAATTATGCCGGCTACTTGTACATCAACGGCGTGATGCGCGCGGTAAGCCGCATGCCATTGGGCTGGATCACCACCGGCACCGGCAACAGCAACATCGCCGCCGACTACAGCAACACCAACTTTTTCGGCGGCCAGCTCAGCCACGTGGCGATCTACGACCACGACGTCAGCGAGGCCCGCATCCAAGCCCACTACGACGCCGGCGTCTACAAGATTACCGGCAGCTTGACCGAGAGCCTGCCGCAGACCGATTGGATCGCCCGCGCGTTCGACTACGACGGCTCACTGAAGGGCGAGCGCGCCTTCAGCGGCAGCAACTACAGCGTCCCCACTCACAATTACAACGGCCGCGCCATCGTCACCATCGCAGCCGCCGAGGGCGTCTGGTGGACCGCCACCACCGACAAGTTCGTCGGCGATTACCTTTACCCGACCGACGCCGCGACCACCCCCTACCTGTACAAGATGGTCGACGTCGCCGGCGACCCGCAATGGGACCAGGTCGTCGCCTTGTTGCACTTCAACGGCAGCAACGGCAGCACCACCATCACCGACCAGAAAAGCCACACGTTCACGTGCACCGGCAACGCCGCGATCAGCACCGCGCAAAGCAAGTTCGGCGGCGCCTCGGCCGCCTTCGACGGGACCGGCGACTACATCAGCGCCCCGACTTCGGCCGATTGGGAGATGGGCGCCGGTAACTTCACCATCGAGACCTGGTTCCGCACCAGCGACAACACCGCCAACCAGACCATCGTCGGCAGCCTCGACCTGCAAGGCAGCGACTATAAAGGATGGGTGCTGCGCTACGACCCGACGCAAAGCCCGGCCGGCCTGCGCTTCGTCATCTTCGTCGGCACCAGCACCAACGGCGACGTGTTCCAATACGCCTGGACCCCGAGCAACAACACCTGGTATCACATCGCCGTCGTCCGCCAGGGCACCACGCTTACGATCTACGTCGACGGCACCAGCATCGGCAGCGGCACCATCACCACGGCGACGACCGTGGCCAGCAGCGGCCGCGCCTTGATGATCGGCGCCCAGGACACCGCCGGCGCCCCGGATAAATTCCTCAACGGCTACCTGGACGACCTACGGATCACCAAGGGCGTGCGCCAGGTCGCCAACTTCACCGCCCCGACCGTGGCCCATCCCGACAAGGCCGCCGGCGACGAATTCTGGAACCGGACGGTCTTACTTTTAAAATGCGACGGCACCCAGGGCAGCACCACCTTCACCGATAGCAGCAGCCTGGCCCGCACCATGACCGCCAACGGCAACGCCATCATCAGCACCGCCAAAGCCCGCTTTGGCACCGCCAGCGGCTATTTCGACGGCAGCGGCGATTACGTGACCACACCCACCGCCACCAACCTGGACATCGGCTATAACGGATTTACCGTCGAGGCCTGGATCTACCCGACCGCATTGACCGGCACCCACGTCATCGTCGGCCGCCAGGAAGCCGGCTCCGCGATGGTGTTCCAATTCCGCGTCACCAGCACCGGCGCCCTCCAGATGGTGCTCAGAAGCCCGAGCGGCAGCGACCTGGTGACCGTTGTCAGCAGCAACGGCGCGGTGACCACCAACGCCTGGCAACACGTCGCCGCGGTGCGCCTGGGCAAGACCGTGACCCTTTACGTCAACGGCACCAGCGTCGGCAGCAGCAGCAGCTGTAGCCAGAACCTGACCCCCGGCGGCGGCCGCCCCTTGACCGTCGGCGCGCTCGACGATACCACCTTAACCAACTACTTCGCCGGCTACATCGACGACGTGCGGCTCACCCGCTACCGCGCCCGCTACACCGCCAACTTCACTCCGACCGAAGCCTGCCCGAGCGCTTACCAGCGCACGCACAGCAGCGAACCGACCTGGCCAACCAATGTCGGCGACCGCGTCCAGGACAACACCGTGACCTGGGAATGCGTCGGCCGACTGGTACAACCGCGCGTCCAATACCCGCTAATCCCGAGCTAAGGCGATGAGCTACACGCCCTCCACCAGCTTCAGCTTCGATGAGGCCAGTTACACCCCGAGCACCACGTTCAACTTCGACGATTCGCTCAACGCAGAAATCGCCGACCCAAGCGCCACCGGCGCCCTCGATACCGTCGCTTTTGGCGTCATCATCGCCGCCACCCTGGCCGACCCGGCCGCCAGCGGCGAGGGCGAAGCCTTCGCCGCCCAGGTCTACCTGGCCGAGCTTTACCACCGCAGCGCGGACATCACCCAGCAGATCTTCGAGACCTACGACCGCAGCGCAACCATCGAACAATCCATCACCGAGACCACTTACAGCATCGCCGCGCCGATCCAGCAAGCCGTCTTCGAGACCACCGACCTAGCGGCACCCATCCGTCAGATCATTTACGGCACCAGCGCCTTAGCGGCGCCCTATTGGGCCCTGCAAGTCTGGCTCGGCACCACCGACATCAGCACCCGCCTGACCGGGACCGTGACCGTCGACGCGGAGGAAGGCGCCGCCCGCATCGCCGACCTGACCCTGGTGCCGACCGCCGGCGCGTTCACCCCGCAGACCTACGTCAACAAGCCCCTGCGCATCGAATACATCGCGCTTTCGTCCGCCGGCGTGGAACAGGCGCGCTTTCCGGTTTTCCAGGGCGTGGTCGATACCCCGGAAATCGACCCCATCGAGGGAACCGTCAAGCTATCCTTGACCGATGACCTCCAGCGGTTTTTCGACGGGCGCAGCCGGGCGGAAATCGCCACCGAAATCGGCGGCCATTGGGCAAACTGGGTGTTCGACCCGGACGCCGACCCCTGGAGCTACGCCCAGGACCGGATGAGCACCCAGGCCGCGAGCTTCGACCTGGACATCAACCGGCAGCCCCGCAAGACCGCATGGGCAGCCAAGACCACCCCGGACTTCGCTTTCACCGGCGCCAGCCCGCCCCTCGACGGCAGCCTATCGATCCGGCTCAGCAGCGGCAAAAGCCTAGTCAACCACGTCCGCGCCCGCGTTCAGTACCGTTACGAGCGGCTCCTAGAACGCCGGGCGGCCTACACCTGGACCATGACCACGCCGCAGGTGATCGACGGCAAAGCGCCACCGACGCCGCAGATCATCGCCCAGGCGATCCAGGGCACCGGCTGGAGCGCCCACCAGGTCACCATGCGCGGCCTACCGAACCCCGGCTATTACACCAACAGCCACGGCGCCGAAATCGGCTACCTGAGCGACTGCCCGCGCTATACCTTCGCCGCCAGCGCCGCCTTCACGCTCAGCAAGCGCTGGGCACAGACGATCACCGAAGATTGGACCATCGACATCAAGGCACCAGCGAGCATCGCCGGCATGGGGCATCTCTGGAGCGAATACCGGCACAGCGCCACCAACGAGATCGACCGCAACGATCCGATCCACCAATGGACCGATCTACAGGACTACCTCGCACGCGTGAAGCTCTACGACGCCGGACCCTTTAGCCCGAACTGCGACCGCGTGATCCTAGAGCACCACCTGGAGGTGCAGAAATACGCCCAGGCCGCCAGCGGCCTTTCCCGCTTCGCCGCCACCGGCGACTATTACAAGGACCTCGACAGTCAAGGCCCGACGCCACGCGCCCGCTTCCAGGACGGCTTCCAGGCCATCGTCGCCAAAGCCCGCACCGACATCCTATCGAGCCACCGCGACACCACCGTCACCGCCAGCGTGCCGATTGCGCCACGCATCGACCGCACCCATACGGTCAGCCTCGATACCGGCACCATCGCCGCCCAGGGCAAGGTCCGCCAGGTCCGCCACGAATTCGACCTCGGCAGCGGCGCCGCGACCACCACCATCTCGATTGCCGTCAGCAAGCCCTTCGGCTACAGCGCCACCGGCGACACGCCCATCAGCGCCCCGGCCAAGCCGACGGCGACCCAAGCCAGCGAATCGGTGACCCAGACCACGCATCTACAGACCTGGGAAACCGCCCAGCCCGCCGGCACCGCGGGTTGGGACCCGGCCAGCGGTCGCTTCAGCATTCCCGTCACCGGCGTCGACAACGCCAACGTGCAGGCGACCAGCAAGACCACCAGGAGCAGCTACACGGTGGCCATCCCCGACGACGACTTAACCTTGGAGATTGTTTGATGGCAACCTTCGCCTTTTACACCGACGCCGCACTGACCAGCCCCTTTGCCGGCAACCTCGTCGCCGCACAGAACGCCGACGGCAGCACCGACCCAATCGTCACCGCCCTTTACTTCGGCAGCACCGACGAGGACCGACAAGCGCAGGCCGACAGCAACCCGGGCGTCGACAACCTAGCCGTGACCATCGCCGATAGTGCGCCAGGAACCGGACACGCCACCACCGAGGTCAAGCTCGCTTCGACCCAGGGCGGCCTCGCCGGCGCCACGCCGGGCGCCAGCCTAAGCCTGGGCACCACGGTCCTCGGCGGCGTCGAGAACGCCAAACCGATTTGGATCCAGGTCGACGACGCCACCGCCACCATCGGCACCGCGACCGAGCTATCCATCGAAATCAACGGCATCCGGGAGAGCGTGATCCCATGACCGACCGGCGCCTAACCCGCGACCTCAACCTCCTCATCCGGGACGGCCTGCGCGGCAACGGCGAGCTGGACGCCCCCGAGACCCGCCCGGCCATCCCCTCAGGCAGCGGCACCGGGCGAACCGAAGAACGCCAGGGCGACAGCGCCGCCGGCATCGTCTACCGCGAGCGCATCGTCATCTACAGCAAGGTGCTGGTGCAGGAGGACGGCGCCTATGAACTGCCCGACAACTGGCCGAGCAGTCCGCCAAGCTACAGCGGGCAGAATTTCGGCGAGGACGACCTGCCCGACCCGGACGCCCCCTACCTGATCCACCGGCGCGTGCACGCCTACGTCTACACCCAGGACGGCCCCTACCTGGAGATTTGCCCGGTCCACCACCTGCTCACCCATTACGAGGAACCGTTCGACACCAGCCGCCGGATCGTTTGGCCGGCCCAGGGCGAACCGAGCTATTCCTGGCGGCCGACGACCTACGCCGCAGCCTGGAACGACGCGCCGAGCTGGGACACCCCCAACCCCCACCACCAGCGCCTATCCGAGCTGCTCTCGCAACTTACGACCGAATACAACGCGACATGAGCCAGGCCAGCCGCCACCGAGACCTTATCATCGAGATTCGCTGGGGCGCGGTCGAGATGGACTCGGGCGCCATCGACCTCCGCAGCGTCGCGCCCCTAAACCCGCTCTTTGCCGCCGACGGCCTTCTCGATTACAACGACACCGGCGCCGCCTACCATCCGACCGGCAAGCTACTCGGCAAGATCAATCCACCCGGCCTCACCAACCCGGACCCGCCGGACGAAGGCGAGACGCCCAAGTCCTGGAAGCAGAAACCGAACAGCGCCGAAAGCCAGGCGCGGCTCATTAGCAAGAAACTGGCAGCCGCGCGCTGCCCGGCCAGCATCTTTACCGGGCGCATGCGCGACTACATTCAGGCCCACTACGGCACCCCGCTGGATAAATGGCGATTCAGCCTGGCCGAAGGACTACCGAGCGCCACCCCCGGCCTGCAGAGCAACATCGGCACCCTGTTCACGACCAGCACCGGCATCGCCCAGGGCAACGACGGCAAGTATTGGTTCATCCACGTCGAGGCCGACGGCGTGAAGTTCTACCGCGGCAAGACCGACGCCGCCGCCAAGCGCCTGATCCCCTTGTTGAGCGACGACGAGGTGAGCGACGGCGACAAGCGCCGCATCGAAGCCTACATCTTCGCCCACACCGTCCCCACCGAGGACGGCATGCAGACCTTTACCGATATCACCATCCCGGCCATGTACTCGATGGGCTACGGCTGGCACTTCAACCGCACCGGCGACAAGGCCGACATCGTCGTCAACGAGCTACGCAGCCAGGGCGGCAACGCCTACGACTACAAGAGCACCCACTACCGGCTGACCTTCCAGCAGACCGGGACCGGCGCCTGGGGCGCCGCCCTGAGCACCATCGAGGGACCGACCTACTGGAAAGGCTACCGGCACAAGCACGTTATTTGCGAGCCGGCCTGGGACGACGGCACGCTATCGAAGTTCGGCAGCACCCTCGGCCCAACCCCCTATGGCGACGCGCCGTTTTATTGCTTTTACCTAGACGACCAGATTCAGGTCTGCCGGCTCAAGAACTACAGCGGCAGCGCGGTCGGCACCCGCGTCTCCAGCCCGACCTGGTTCGGCGGCTGGGGCTACGACGTCCCGGTCGACCTTTACGGCATCGGCTACGGCTCCTGGTCGACCACGGTCACCAACGCCTGGAGCGGCACCGGCGCCGACATGAGCTGCGGCAGCCACACCCTTAGCACCCTGGAGCACAGCGCCACCGGCTACACGACATCGCTCAGCGCCACCGGAACCGGCGGCTATACCTGGTATGGACCCGGCCCGCCCTCCACTCCCGAGAACCCCAGCCACTTGCAGACCGGCTTCCCCACCTACATCGAAACCCACCCGGTCTGGGGACAATTCGGCGGCGGCCTGGACTGGGACCGCACCACCGTCACCAGCGGCCGATGGTCGGCCAGCGTCGGCTCCCAAGCCGCCATCGCCACCCAGGACAGCTCCACCTGGAACGCGCAAAACAGCGGCGTGATGGCTTGCGTGATCCCGTTTTACGACAGCGAGGCGGCTTACATGATGGGCAGCCAGACCTGGAGCCAGACCAGCTCAGGCAGCGTCATCGTCTCCAACTCCGGCGGCTTCATGTATGCGTACTATAACCACGACGACGGCAGCATCATCGAATATGCCCGCGCCAGCGACGGCAGCGGCACCACGATCTCAAACACCCCCTACACCAACCAGCCGAGCAGCTTTACCACCCTGCTCGGGAGCTACCTGATTACCCGCGCCGGCAAGTTCGACGTCGACGTGGTCGCCTACGTCAACCAATTTTGGGAGGGCACCCTAGAGAGCGTCAGCGCCAGCCAGGACACCCGCACCGCGGCCAGCGGCGAGGCGGTCTGGAGCCACGTCATTCTTCCCGTCGAGGACGGCTATAACGACGCCCTTTTCCAGAGCAAGCCGGCGGTCTTCATAGGCTGGGCGTGACCTAAACCCATCAAGCACACCACCGAGCGACGAGCATGAACCTTATCGAGTTGTTTACCGCGGACCTAGCAGACCTCTGCCTATGCCCGCACCCACGGCGCGGCCAGGCCACCGCGCTGCTCATGACCCTCCGTCTAGCCAACGGCACCACTCTTACAGGACTCAGCAACATGGCAACCCTGGTTTTGAAAGACACCGACGACCTACCGGTCATCCTCACCCTGGACCCGCGCGACAGCGACGGCAACAGCGCCGCCATCGAGGGCGTGTTGTGGACCACCAGCGACGACACGATCATCGGCATCGCCGTGGCCGAAGGCGGGCTCAGCGCCACCCTGACGAAAACCCAAAAGGCGGGCACCGCACGCATCGACGTGGTGGCCGACGGCCACATCGGAGAAGGCGAGGCGATCCTAACCGCAAGCCTGGATGTGACCACGCTCCCCGGCGACGCGGTGGCCCTGAACCTGGCAGTGAACAACCCCAACCCCGGCTAAACTGAACGCAGTCCCACCCCAACCCCCGGACGGCCGCCCACCGGCCGTCCACCCTACGACCATCGAGGCCCGAAGCGGCATGCAGCTTCCCGACGCGATTCAGGATGAACTTTTCGAAATCATCGGTGCCCTACTGGTCGGAGCGACGGCCGTGCTCGGCTATCTAGGCCGAGCCACCCTCCACCGGATCGACCGCCTTGAGGACAGCGTCACCGACCTGAAGGCCGACATTTCCGAGGTTCAAATGTGCCTTAAAGCAGCCGAGGTCCTACAGACCAGCATCGAGCGCCTGGAAGAACTCCACACCCGACAGTTCGAGCTCCTCCACCAAAGCCAGATCAGGCTCCACGAGCGCGTCGACCGCATCCTCATGCGGACGCCCTGCGACCCGGAATATCGCCATTACGACGACCTGGACGTGCGCGATCAGATTAAAGCCAGGCAGGCCGAAGACCGGCGGCGGAAAAAAGGCGAGGAAGGATAGAAAACGCCCCGGCGGTCACGGAGAGGTGAGCAACCACCGAGGCGAACGAACCACAGAAAGGAACATCCAAGGACCGTCCGCGGAGGACGGACCCCCACTATGCCATGACCGACCAAGGCCGGCAATGGCTCAATGCGAAACACCCCGGCCATACGACCGGACATGATCCGAAACCAGCGCATCGGTCAACTCGAACAGCGCCAGCAAGGACCGCGACGCCCGCAGGCGGGTTTCCTCATCGGCCTGAGCCGCCTCGTTGAACGTGCGCCGCACCAGGCAGGCGAGCGCATAAGCCCCGGCGCAAAAGGTCGCATCGACCGCGCGCAATTCCTCAAGGTCAGCAGAAGGAAACACCCGGCGCTTGAAACTTTCGCGCATCATCTCGAATTCCGCCTTCAACCCCTCAGGCACCAACAAGTGGGCATCGCTATCGTCCACGGCGCACCTCCTTCAACAGCTCGCGCCCACGGCGCCAGACCGACAACGGCAAGCCCGGATGGCGCCGAGCCTGGGTAAAAGACAGCGCCTGCGCGATCAACCGGCAATCCATCCGCCGGCACATCAACGGCCGGCGCTCATAGATCGAGCAACCGCCCCGGACCCGGTCCAGGTAGACGCAATCACCATTCGGCTGGTGCGCCAGCATCAGCGCACCAGGGATCGAATCATGCGGCTCGACCAGATAAGCCGACGCATCGTCCTCCGGCAGCAACCGCACCGCATCGGCACGGCAGCAAAGGACGCAGCCGGCGCACGCCGGCGAGCCCGGATCAGTCACCACCCGCTTTGCAGGACTCATTGCAAATCCCTCCGCGCCGACAACTTAGCCACCCGCTCGCGCAACAGATCGGCGGTCTTACGCAACAGACCCGCCACCCGTTCCGCATTCTCGGCAGTCAGGCACATAAACCGGCACGGCTGAGGCATCAGCATCACCACCGCCCGACGTTCCAGCGCCACACCCACCGCCACCGGCATCGGCACCATATCACCGACCTTGGCATCCGGCCCCTCCCGGCGAGCCGCCTGCCAAACATCATCCAGCCGCCGGAGCATTTCCGGCGGCACCAGGTCATCCGGAATCGGCTCAAGCGCCGTCAGATCGCCATCGAGCACCGCCCGCGCCAGGATGTCCGCGGCCGGACCCAACCGATCCTCCAACCAAAGCTGCGCCAGTTCAACGGCCGGCAACAACGCCATCTTTTCCACGCCCATCAGTACACCCCCTGTCCGCAAAACAACCAACCCAAAGCCGCAGCAATGCGCTCGGCCGCGGAGGCGGACAGACTTTCCGCCACCATCCACTGCCCGCCATAATGCGCCGCCGCCGACTCATCCAGCCGCGGACCCGTGAGCCCCGGCACCTCGCGATCAACCATCAGGGCGCCGCCGGGACCGATCCAGGCCCGCACCACGGTGGCCACGGCAACGAACGAGCGCAGCCCATAGCGGCCGCACCGAGGGCACGGATAGTTAAACCGCGCCCCCTGCACCACCAACAGCGTGACCACATAGCCGCAGCCCGGACACGCCACCGAATCGGCCGCCACACTATCCATCGAGCGCCCCACAAATACGCGCCAGCGCCTGCTCACGCTTCGCCCATTCGGCAGGGTCGCAGGCCGGGCAGGGATCATCGGCATCGTGACCATGCCACGCCCGGAACGCACGATTTTGCGCAACCTTTATTGCGGCGAGCATCTCGCGCATCTCCACCAGGGAAAACGGAGCGGCATAATCCCGGATAAACATCATCAGACTCGGCACATCCGGCAGCACCACGAGCGAAACGCAATCGCCCAGCGGGCAGACCGACGCCAGGAACGGCGGCCCCCCATGAGTGGTCCTGGCATATAGCCCGACGCCACCCAAGTCCTGGTTGCCCAAATCGAGATAAGAAAACGAATTAAAGCCGACCCGCCGCAACCAATCCTCCCACGGTTCCCCTGCGTCCCATTCGGGTAATTCGACCCCATCGATCCAGCCTTTCGGAGAGTAACCATTGATCCACTCCCCGCGGTAATAAGTAAATTCAGCCACGACCACCCCCCTCAGGCACCAGCATCCCGAACGCCGCCGCCTTTTCCGCCGCACAGCGCACCAGCACCGGCGCATGAAGGCGCACGTCCGCCGGCAGCCGGGCGAAATACTCGGCCCACAGCTGCCCGCAGGACATCCAGCCCGCCCGGAACTCGGCGAAGCGCTTGGGCGCCGCCTGGGCGGCCGCGCGAGCGTCTTCACCATAAGCGCGATCCACATGGAACGCCCACGCCAGCAGCAGCGGGTCCGGCAGATCGACCAGGTCATCATCCCACGGCGCATCGCTTGGGCCCTGATCCGCGGCACCCCCCAACCCGAGCGCCTCCGCCACCTCGCCAGCCGCCGCCACCACGGCATCGGCGACATCCCCGAGCACCTCGCCCACCGCCTCGACCGCAGCGGATTCCCCGCCCGCAGCAGGCGCCGGAGGCGCCGCACGCAACGCCGCCAGCTCAGCCTCCAGCGCAGCCCGGCGCCGCTCTTCCGCCGCCAGCTTAGCCCGAGCCACCGCCTCCGCCCGCTCGGCTTCCTCGCGCGCCAAGCGCTCAGCCTCCAGTCGAGCCGCCAGCAGCTTGCGTTCTTCCTCAGCCTTAGCCTCGGCCACCAGCGCATCGATTTCGGCCCGACGCGCCGCCAGCGGCGCCTGGAGACCATCGACCCGCGCCACCAACTCGGCCGCATGCTTATCGAGGGCGCGCTCGTACTGGAGCGCCGGCTTCTTCAGCTCGACCCGGCGGCGCTCGATAGCCGCCCGGATTTTCCGCAACGTACCAATCGCCGACACCACCGACTTATAACCCGATTTATCCTCCGGCCCGGCAATGCCCAGCCCCGCGCACTGAGCCTCCAGCGCCTGCCACGCCGCGGCCGACGGCACCCCGGGCTCGATCTCATAAGCCGCAGCAATCGCCTCCATCGGCGGAGCCTCGGTCAACACCGGCACCGCCACCGGGACCAGAACCGCCTTCACCGGCGCCGCATCATCCACCCGCTCGGCAACCCCTTCGATCACCGTTTTCTTTTTTCGCGCAACCATAAAACCCCCGTTATTTCTCGGCCTGGCGACGCAGCCAGGCATCCACATCCGAACGCAACCACGCCCAACGCGTGCCCAACTTAAAGCCGGGCGGCACCGAGCCCAACCGACGATGCACCGCAGTCCGCACCGCTTCCTCAGTCATCCCGAGATAAGCCGCCAACTCGCGCACATGCCACACCTCCGCCGGAGGCCCAACAGCCTCCACCGGTTTCACCTTACTTTTCGTCATACCCCTCACCTCGCCCATCATCAGCCCACCGCCGGAGCAGCGACTGCGACCACTTCCGCGGAGCAGCCAGACCCGGCCACCCATCCGGCGCCGCCGCCTGCCTCCCGCCACCCATCCACTCACCGAGCTCATACGAGCACAACGGCGTGGATGCATACCAATACCAACGGCCATTGCGATCCATCGCCCCCGCCCCGACCCATTCCGGCACGCCCTCCCAACAGTTATCCATCGAGGCGCTCCGACGGAACCAGGCGGACGAAGTCGGCTTCCAGGCCGGCGCCCTCGCCATGAAGCAGGCTCTTCGCAGCCTCCACCAGCACCGACAACGTCCGCGGATTCCGGCAGCGCAGCAGCACCATCCCGCCGCACTTACCACTCCCCGTCATTTCACCGCCCAGCACCATCAGCGGAGGGATTTTTTCCTCGGCCAGCATATCGAGCACGCGACCCAGCGGCAGCTTCAGCAGCGCCTCCAGCACGTGCGGCGAATCGGTCAGGTCTTCGCCGGAACCGGCGAACGCCCTATAAAACTCATCACGTATCGACATCACATCCTCCACTACCCAACACAAACGACGACCACAGCCGGTCGACCTCGGCCGGCGTCGCCCAGGACGCGACCGCAGCCTCTTTCTTGCGCAGCGACTTACCCTTCACCGCGACCGCACACTCGCGGCAATACACCGCCATCCCATGCGGCCGGTTTTGATCGCGCGCGAAGTCGCCAAACGGCCGGTAAACGTGTCCGCCAGCGAGCGAGCTACAGCGAGGGCAACGCTTGGTTTCCCCGACGATCAATTCGACGCCGGCCCGAGACCGGCGCCACGTCCAATCCCGGCCACCATTACTCATCGACCAAATCCGTGATTTCGCCGGTATTAGGGTCGAAAACCTGCTCGGCGGAGGTTTCACGTGGAACCGACTCAGGCCCGGAGCCATTGTGAGCCCCGCTGTCGGTCGCGCCGGCCTGCCCTTTAGCCTTGGCTTCCTGCGCCAGCGCGCGCAGCGCGGAGCGCTTTGTCGAGAACGCCTTCCGCGCGATCTTCACGTCGTCGCCCGTCAGTGCCGCCACCGGACCCTTCACCGCGCGATCCAGGTCATCCTCGCACCCCGCCATATCAATGGCGCGCAAGGCAACCTCCAGATCGGACAGCGGCGGAGGCGCCTCCGCCGATGCCTTTGCCCGCAGCTTCGCCTTCAGCGCGGATTCCACCTCCTCGACCGCCACGGAACCGCCAGACGGCTCGACCACCACCTCGGCCGGACCCATATCCCGCTCAGGCATCTCCGCCAGCTCATCGACCGTATAGACGCCCAGCAGCACATCCGGCAGATACAGCCGCGCCCAGCGCTTGATCGCCAGATAGGCCAACTGCTGCTTAGGATCATCCGCCCACAGCGACGAGTTACGGACCCGCGCCTGGGTCAGCAGCAGCTCCAGGGTCCGCGGTTTTTCCTCGCCCTTGATCTGCGCCGACACCCGCACCCCGAGCCCGACCTCGTCGGCAATATCCCAGGCCGGCACCCGATACTTCGACGGATTGCCATGCGCATCGGTCTTCTTTTTCGACTCCATTTCCTTAAACCGACCAAGGATTTTTTCCCACGCCCCGAACCACTCGAACTCCGGCCGGCCAACCAGCAAGGTCGACGTCGTCAGCACGGCATTGACCAGCTGCGCCTCATAGCCGAGGACGCCCTCGATCAAAAACGTTTTCTGCGCCACCACAAACGGATCCAGGCGCCAGCGAATGGCTTGCATGGCCACCGCCATGCAATCGCCGACCGACCCGCGGAAGTGCGCCGGCACCATCGACCGCCCCGACGCCATCACCCGAGCCAGCGCCTCGACCCGGCCGAACAGCCGGTCGTCAAAAATGATTTCCGCCGGATTAGCAGGCAGCCCCGGCGCCACCGGCGCCTCTACCAAGTGACCCTCGCTCATTTCTCCCCCTTCGCTTTTACGAATTTCATTTGCACATAGGACGTCGCCTCGACCGTATAGGACGAGCGATTGACCACCTTGCGTTGGTACATCGAGCCATCGGCGAACACCCCCGACGACGCCATGCCAATCGCCGACCGGAGCCGGTTCTCGCAGGCCTCGACGAAGCGCTCCAATGCCGCCGCCTCGGACTTAGCCTTGACCAGTTCCTCATGGACGCCGAACAGCGACGGCGGCAGCGCCACCACGGTGCCATCGGTGCCCGGATAAAGCCGCTTGAGCAGCGCCACCGTACGCGGATGATCGGGGTCGATGTCCGGCATCACCTGGCGCTCAACGCACGACCAGAACGCCGCCTCGCGGTCCATCAGCAACCCGATCAGCTCGTTATCGCGCTCGACATCGAACACGACGAACCGCTGCCCGCCGACCAAATACGCGATATGCGCCATCGACCAGCCGGTGACGGCCAGGTAATGCTGGACCTGAAGCACATGCTCATCGAGCGGCGCCTCAAGCTTCGAACCTTTCCAGGCATTGATCGTCTTACACTCCAACACCGCCTTGAGGCCGACCACCCGGCGGTCGAGATTGGCCAGGGCGAACGGCCAGCGCGCGCAGCGCAGCGTCTTGTTGACCCGAGCCACGGCGACCCCACGACGCTTGGCGAATTCGTCCGCCACCAGCGCCTCCAGCACCTGCCCCCAATAAGCCGGCTCGGATTCCTCGGCATCCGGCGGAGCCAGGCCGATTTTTTCCAGCCACAACTCCGCCGGGGTCTGATACGACGAGACCCCCGCCACCACCGCGGCATCGGAGCCACCCACCCCCGCGCGTCGCGCGGCCAGTTGTTCTTCGCTTAACATCACACCCACCCCTTACAGTTATTCAACCAGCTGAAACAGATCGGCGGTCGAGACCGCATCCGCCAGCACCTTATCGCCATTGTCAGTCGCCCGCGCCGCCACGAATTTGGCCAGCGCGCCCGCCGGCACACCGCAGCGCCGGGCGACCGCCTTAACGGCCGACGAGTAGTCCTCACCCATCACCTTCTTGCGCCGGTAAAGCATTTCCAACTCCGGCACCGAGCGCTTCAGCTCGGCCAATAGTTCACCCGTTAAAACCTCGTTCATCACAACACCCCGCAAGTCATTACTGGACCTTACCGGACCTTACCGGACCTTACCGGACGATACCGGACCTTACCCGACGATGACGGAATCCGCCGCACACCGCCGGAGCAAGCCATTATGCGCCATAGCAAAACACGGCACAACCGGACCCTATTCGCGCCGGTCATACCACAACGACCAAAGCGCCATCACCAGAAACAGCACCAACAAACCAACCATCGAACCGTCCATTTTTAACCTCCAAAAAAAAGGCGGGCACCAGGCCCGCCAAAGCTCTCAACCTAACTATTCGCGCGGATATTTTACCCCGAGCGCCCGCGCCAGCGCTTCGGCGGATTCACCCTTTTCGAACGTCACCACCCGCACCACGGCATCCGGCCCGCGTATCCGCCGCACGAAGTCGGCGAAGGACTCACCCACCCCCGCGCGAGCGGTAATAAACCGCTGCTCGCCATACAGCACCGCAGCGGCTTCCATGTCCGCCACGCACTCCGGGCAGGCGGCTTTCCCCGCAAACAGAAAACCGCCCTCGGCCGGCGAGTCGGTGAAATCCTTATCGCACCAATCGCACACCACCGAGCGCCCCAACGGATATTCCCGCGTGTCCATGACCGCCCCCTACGCCGCCAGGCGAGCCGGCGAGGCCTCGACCACCGCCTTCCACTGCGACCGGTTCAGGTCCAGCACCGCGCCACCGAGCGCCTCCAGCTCAGACGCCCGGTCATAATCCGGGCAGTCGTTGGCGATGGCGGTCACCGCGTTCAGCACGCCCCACTGGCTATAGTCGCCGCCGCGGATGAGCGCCTCCAGGATCGACGGCTTTTCCCCATCGCGCAGACCCACGGTCTTCGCCAGCACCTCGACGGCCGCGAACGGATCGACCACCGGCGGAGCCTCGGCCGCCGCACGCATCCGCGCCAGCAACCGGTCGAACAACTCGCGCGAGCCCATCCCCCGCACCACGTCGCGAATCTTCATCGCCAGCACCGCATCCTCCGCGGCCAGCGTATCATCCCGGAACAGCTCGACCGCGAGCCCCTCGGTGCCATCGAGCCGGCGACCGACGTGCTGTCGCGCCACCCCGGCCTCGTTGACCTTCATGCCGTTCAGGCAGACCAGGCGATTGAGGAAGGGCGACACCGACAGCCGGCCAAGGCCGACCTCGCAGTTTTCAATCGACACCCCGGCCTCGACCACGTCGCCGACCTTGACCTCCCCGCGCACGGAGGGAAACGTCGCCTTGATATACAGCCGCAAGTCGGTGACCTCGCAGGACACCAGCTTCATGTCGGTGGACTCCAGCAGCACCGGCAAAATCGCCTCGGCCACGTCCTGGTTATCAAACCGCCGATACCGGTCGGACAGGAACGCCCGCGCCACCGGCGCCTGACCCGGCAGTGACATGGTGCGGACCATGCGCCGCGCCGAGGATTCCCCCAGCCAATGGTTGACGTTCCCGGCCAGCAGATCGGGCGCCACCGCCGCCATGCGCTCGTAATACTTCCGCGGGATCGCCAGGTAATCGGCGAGCTGCCCATGCATCACCGGCGTCGGCCGATAAAGCCCCTTTAAAGGCACCTCCAACTCGACCCCACCCCGCTCGGCCGGCACCATGACCAGCGCCTTCGAATCCACCAGAAAGTCGGACGACGCCGTCGCCCGCGCCTGAATTTCGGTCGCCAACGCGACCAGGTCTCTACCCGTTTTCATTTTTCACACCCACAGTTGACGTTGCAGAACAGCGCGAGCAGGAGCAGGGAACGCCCGCCGCCCGCGCCCTAACACCGGCGACCCAGGCCTCATTCGCAGAGATCAGGGACACCCGATTTTCGACCAGCAGGCGCACCCGCGCCGCCTGGTCATTGTGATAGCCGGCGACACGGAGCGCCGCCAGGGCATCCTTGCGCTTCACGACCGCTCCCCCAGCCACACCGAGCGCGCCGCCGCGAACCCCACCCACGCGCCGGAACGGTCGACCCCCGAGCGCGCCAAGCGCTCGACGGCCAGCCGGTTCAGATCCAGCTCACCGCGCGCCGCAGCGAGCAGGACCGCCACCGGCGCCAGCTCCAGAAAGCCCAGGTCATCATCCGAAAACTTATCCATGACCCACCACCTGCCGACTGCCTCGGCTGGCCCAAGCACCCGCCAGATAAGCCGTCTTCAGCGCACCATAACGGTGGTTTAGACGGATCCACACCCGCGCCAGGACATCGAACGGCCGCACGATGTCGACCGTCTCCTCGACGCCATCCGGCCACACCAGCCGCGCATAAGCCGATTCCTCGCAGCGGCCGCGCACCGAGCAACGCCCGGCAGCGATCCAGGCCTCGATTGTGCGCAGCTTAAAGGACCGCATACGCACGAACACCACCTCGCCCGACCCATCGGCCCAGCGCACCGCGCACAAGGACCCGGCACCGATGCGAGCGGTCCACGGCTTGACCAGCTTGGCACGCGCCAAGCGCGCCAGCTGGGACTCAGTAAATACCCGTTGAGCAAATAACATGACACCCACCCCTTTAAACCGACAACACCAACAGCCGGCGCCGAAGCGCCAGCTTCGCCATCCGCAGCGCCGTCCCGGTATAACGCTTCTCAAGGATCTCGCTAAAGCCTTCCAGGACCAACCGCGGAGCCACCTCGATATAAGCCAGGTCCGAGGCCAGATCGGTCTCGGCCTGCATCACCCCGAGCCGTGCCCGAGCCTCCACCTGACCGGCGACATAAGCCGCCTCCAGCGCATCCTCCAGATCAAGCCGATTGACCTTGACCGGCGAAAGCCGCTCATCATCCGTCAACCCCGAATAGCCCAGCTCGATACTTAAGAACTCGCGCGCTATGGACGACACGATCTGATCGGTCGACGGCGGCGGCACCACATTCACACCATTCGATTTCGCGTTCATCTCACACCCCCTTACTACACCGAACGACGAGGAACCGCACGGTTGCGACGAGCAACATGCGGATCGCACACCACCTGGACCATCTCGACCTTACCCGACGCGGTCCACCGAATCTGGACCACGCGCCCGGCAAGAATGTCGGATGCCGATTCGCACCGCCCCTGGCGGCACATTGCCAACAACGCAGACTCACGAAAGTTACGCATCACACCCACCCCTCCGAAGAACCGGCGCGCCCACCAGGCCCACCCCAGCGAGTTCGCGCTAAGACATAGCATGACATAAAACGCCATAGCCGATAACTAGGTTGGCGGCCGGAATGCGGTTTTCAACTAGAACATTAAACAGACATGCCGGACGTCGTTATAACGATTCGGCATTTAGCGTTGTGACGCAATGTGACGGCGTCTGCCGGGCGCAGCCGCCTATCCGATAGGGTTGGACCTTGGTTGCCCAAACGGCACTTATCCACACGAGTCGAGAACAGCTCGCATTTAAAACGGGCGGATTATTTACCGTGAGGAAACGCCATATTGTGACGGATTCTGACGGCCTGTGAGCGACGATGCCGCCTATCCGATAGGGTTGGACCTTCGACGCCCAAACGGCACTTATCCACTGCACATGAGAACAGCTGCTAATTAGATTCGGCCGATTATTTACCTTGAATAAACAACACTTTGCGGAGACAAACCCGGGCGACTGCCTTACCATTTGCGCGGCCCTTTCCCGGAGCGAACCCATGAGCACCAGAAACAAGCGCCGACGGCGCCTGCACTTCGCGATCAATACGCCATACACCCAGGGCGAATTCCCAGGCCATTCCGACAGCCGCATGCAAGCGGCTATGATCGGGTTTAGGACTTACCCGCTTAAGAACAAATGCCGAAAGTGCAAGACCGGCACCCACGCCTTCGTCGTCTCCGGCCAATGCGTGACCTGCACCCACCTCCACAACCAACGCATCGCGCATGAACGACAGGACCCGACCCTTACCCTCATTCACCACACCGACATGCCCGCCAAGTACAGAGGAAACCCGAAAGCCGAGCAATGGTTCCGCTGGACCCGACAGCGCCTCACCGAAGACCGCGCCTGCAACGGATGGATCTGGTTTATCCGTTAACCGATGCCAGCAATGCGGAGTGGTGTTCCCGACAGGGCGCTGGCTCCTTTACGAGCGCGCGAAACAGCTTTACCGCGCGCGGAACCCGAACTCCACGCAGGCCGAATACCACGCCTTTATCCTGAGGATCATCACCCAGCTCGAACTCTAGGCAAAAAAAATCGCCGCCAAGCTTCCCGGAGCCAGACGGCGATTCCCATTCCTACCGCAACTCCCCCAGCGAGGACGAGTGCGCAACCAACAGAACGGACGACCAGTATGACACAGACCACACCGCCCATCGAGACCCTCCTGGCGCGCCTCGACGGCGTGCGCGCCAATCCCCACGAGCGCCAATGGGCAGCCCGCTGCCCGGCGCACAAGGACCGCAGCCCAAGCCTCAGCATCCGCGAGCTGGACGACGGAAGCCTACTGATCCACTGCCACGCGGGCTGCGGCACCGAAGCGATTCTGGATGCCATCGGCCTGGAGTTCGCCGACCTTTACCCGCCCAGACCCGAGCACCGGCGCCCGACCCGCTACGCGCTGACCAAAACGGAGCTGCAGCAGATCGCCGACATCCTCGCGCTGGAGACCGAAGTCATCCGACTATATGCCCGCGACGCCGCCGCCGGCAAAATAATCCCCGAGACCGACCGCCAGCGATTCCAGACCGCGAAGGACCGAGTCGACCACGTCCAACAGACCCTGAGACAGCGATGAAACCAACGGAGCAAAGAATGAGCGAAGACCGCGCGCAACCCCCGAGCGAGCCGGCACAAGAGAGCAGTTACGAGCAACACCTGGACGAGATCGACCATAAGCTAGTGAGGATCGACAAGCGCCGCAAGGACTGGACCAACCCCGCCGCCAATCCGAAGCCGGCTATGCCGGCCGTCATTTATGCCGACGAGCTGCAAAAAAAGGTTTTCCCGCCGGTCCGCTGGCTGGTCGAGGACATCATCCCCGAAGGCCTCGGGCTCATCGGCGGCGCCCCCAAGGCCGGCAAAAGCCGGCTGATGTACGATCTGGCCGTGGCCGTCTCATCCGGCGGCGTCTTCCTCGGTCACGCAGCGGTCGACCAGGCCGCGGTGCTTTACCTGGCGCTCGAGGACAACGAGCGCCGGATGCAATTCCGCATCGACGAAGTCGTTAACCCGAAGCACGACCCCGCCCAACAAAAGAGAGCCTTCCCGCAACAGCTCGGGCTCCTAGACAACTGGCCCCGCGCCGACGAATGGGGCATGGAACTTATCGCCGACTGGATCCAGGAGCGACGGAGCATCGGCTGGAACCCGGGGCTTATCATCATCGATACATTCGGATGCTTCCGGCCGCCCAGGCGGAGCAACGAAGACCCTTATGAGGCCGACTATAAACTCGGCCGAGCCCTCCAGAAACTAGCCCTCGCCGAGCGGGTCGCCATCATGCTCGTGCACCACACCAACAAGGCCCGCGACGTCAGCGACTGGACCGCGGATATCAGCGGCAGCCGAGGCGTCATCGCCGCCCAGGACGTCATCATCAAAATGGACGTTGAACGGGGCAAAAACCACGGTTTTTTGAAGTTTACCGGGCGCGAGGTCAAGACCCGTGACATCGGCATCACCCGAGCCACCGACGACGACGCCTGGGAGATGACCAAAAAGATGCCCGAGAACTACCTGCCACCGATGGCCCGGAAGGTCTGGGAAACTATCCGGCAATATCCCGGCTGCACCCTGAGCGAGCTACTCCCGCTCATCTACCCGGAGGAAGCCAGCAAGCAGGCGCTCAAATACAACCACCCCCTTTACGAGACCCTCCGCAATACCATCCGCAGGCTAAAGGCCAAGAACAAGGTCTTCGTGAATACCTACCACGGCAAGCCCGGTCTCTACACCGAGCCCACCATTCCCTTCGATTAAACCCGCCAGCCCCCGGAGCCGCCCGCCCAGGGCGGCACCCCACCATCGCTCCCCTAAAAGACGCATCGCGCCCTAAAAAGGCGCGCCTAATACCAATGTGCCTTCACTAATCTCTATAAAAAAAAATATTTTTTTTTATAAGAGCTAAGGAAAGGCCGATTTTTGATGAGAACCGGGAGGGACCGGGAGGGACCGGGAGGGACCGGGAAGGACCGGGAAGGACCGGGAAGGACCGGGAAGGACCGGGAACGGCAAAAAGACCGGGAAAAGACCGGGAAAAGACCGGGAAAAAAGACCGGTATTGAATCCAGCATTCATGCGGGTTTCAGAGCTTTTTGGTGAGTACCGGTTCTTACCGGTTCCCGTTTGTTAGAGCAAAAAAAAACAACCGGGACCACCGGCAATCGGCCGGAAGCCGCGCCAGCCGCGGGTTTCAAGGTTTCCTACTGAGGTTTACCGGGGCTTTTTCCCGGAGCATACGAAAAACGGCAAAAACCACCAGGACCGGCACAACCGATAAGAACCGGTAAAGACCGGTAAGAACCGGGAAGGACCGGAGCGCACAATGATTGAACGCACCATTGTTGCCGCGCCACCACCACGGCGCGTCAAGAATCCGTCAAAATAAAGGGATGTTCAGCCAGGACCCCAAACAACGTATGCGCGTCTACGACGTGATCCGCCAAAAATTCGTCGACGTCGAGCAGCGCAAATGCCCGACCAAGTGTTGCTATGCGCCCTATGAATGGCGCGGCGTCGCCGAGCGCCAGCAAGGCGAGCAGGAGCAGCCACCGCGCACGGTGTTCCATTACGCCGACCGGGACCGCTGGCACCTGCGCTGCCTGACCCGAGATATCAAGGGATGCCCGCAGCAGCAGAAGGACCCCAGGCAACCATGAACCCGCCGAGCGAACCACTCACCGACCCGGAACTCCAGGCAATGGCGGAGGCGGTCATCACCGCCGCCCTGGCCTGGTACGAGCGCCAAAGCAGCCACACCATCGACCGACTCTGGAGCGCCTGCCGCAGCTACCGCATCCAACAGCGCCGAAAGCCACCGCAGCAACCCATCGATTACGAATCGTTCCCCTAGCCGACACCGTTCAGGCAATGGACCGGCTGCCCGAGCGCTGGTGGTGGAACCCCACCCAGGAAGTCACCGCCTTGCTGGAGCGACAGCGCCAGGAAGCGCTGCTCGATAGTTTTTGCGACGACCCGGCCCGCGGCAACGCCTACATCGACCGCCTCACCGCCCGCAAGGGCGAAGCAGCGGCACAACAAATGCGTGAAGCCCTCCGCGCCCACTGGCGACAGCGCCAGGCTAAGCTCAAGGCAAAATGAGAGGACGCCGCGCATGACCGTGTTTGCCCAGTTCAAGCCATGTCGCCACTGCCGCAGAACCCCCAGCGTGACCACCATCAACGGCTGGCTATTCGCGCAATGCCCCTGCGGCCAGGGCGTGAGCCTACGCACCCACAACGAAGCCGAGCTGGCGGAGGTCTGGAATCACGCCAACCGCATACCGGCGCCGATCACCGCCATCCACCCCAGGACCCTGCATGTCTAAGGAACTACTCGAGCTGAGCTTCACCGTCGCCGGAACACCGGTCCCGAAGGCGCGCCCGAAGGCGCGCATCATGAAAACCAAAGCCGGCGCCATCACCGCGTCGGTCTATACCCCAGGCAAAACGGTGAGCTACGAAAACCGGATCGCCGCAGCGGCCCAGGCAACGATGAACGGCAGCCCGCCGACCCAGCAGCCACTGGATGTGCAGCTGACAATCCAGTTACTACCCCCAGCCAGCTGGAGCCAGAAACGGCAGCGCGAGAGCGTCGCCGGAGATATCGCGGCCACCAAAAAGCCGGACATGGACAACATCGTCAAAAGCGCCCTCGATGCCATGAACGGGATCGTCTACCGCGACGACGCCCAGATCGTCCGCCTACTGGTCATCAAGGTTTACAGCAGCGAACCGGCGCTCAAGATCAGCGTGCGGGAAACCGACGCCAGGCCCGCCCCATGAGCCCGCGAAAACAGACCGTCGAACTAAGGGCGGACGATGTGCAGATGTCGACCCGGATCGAGGCCCGCCTAGATTTTTATCGCCATCTAGACTTTCTGGACAGATACCACCTGTGCAAGTGCCCGGATTACCAGCGCGTCAAGCACCGCTTCAACGGCCCGAAAGTCGATATCGTCTATGGCCCGCGCGCACAACCGAGCCTCGCCACCTGGTGGGACTATAACCATCACCGCTACAAACCGGAGCCACCGCGATGAACACGTGCGCCAGCCTGATCGAGCGTCGCCGCCAAGCCAGCCTCGGCACCTGGTTCGAGACCGAAGGCTGGAAACTTTACCTACCGCAGGTCGCAGCATGAGCCTGACCGACTGGATCAAGGGCGCCCGCCCCAAGCAGCCGCGCGGCATCCGCAACAACAACCCGGGCAACATCCGCAAGACCTACACCCAATGGCTCGGCAAGGTCCCCGGCAACGACCCGGCATTCGAGACCTTCGACAGCGCCGAAAACGGCGTCCGGGCGATGGCCAAAATTCTCCTGAATTACTACCGCAGCAAGCGCCTGCAGAACATCCAGGACATCATCAACCGCTGGGCGCCACCGACCGAGAACGACACCGAGAGCTATATCCGGGCGGTCACCGCCGAGACCGGCCTGCCGCGGCACGTCGACCTTCAGCTGGAGACCAACGAGGACAACCTCGCACGGCTGGTCAAGGCGATCATCCAGCACGAAAACGGCTCGCAACCGTACAGCGAGCAGACCATCCAGACCGGCATCGACCGGGCGCTCGGATGAGAACGCAGGACCACTGGCGACGGCTATTCGACGAGATCACCGCCACCCCGCAACTGGCGATGCCCCTCTGCCGGCGCTGGAGCATCGAGCCCCTGGACATTACCCGCCTCAAACACCAGGACCCGTTCGCCAGCAGCCGCGGCGAAGTCTTTTTCAAAAAACCGAAGGGCGGGCAGCTGACCGTATTCCGCAGGAGGAACCCGTGAAAAAACTACTCGCCACCCTGCTCGCCTACCTGGCCCGGCGCCTTCGCGAACCGACCAGCGCCTTGGGATTGTGGACGGCCATCGAGACCTTAAACAATAATACCCTTCCGCTCGGCGCCCGGATCGTCGCCCTAACCGCAGCCATCGCGGCGATCTTGTTGGCCGAAGCCCAGCCCCCAGCACAACAGGAAACCCGATGACCGAGACCCACTATCTGTGCAAGCACGGACTTAGCACCTGCGCGCACTGCGGCACCGACGACGACCGCGCCGCCTTCGCCCATGACCAACAGCGCACCCCCAGCGACAACCTCGCGCGGGCGGTATTCTGGAACGCCTACGGCCTCGCGATGGTCGCCGTCGTCGTCCACTACGCACCGAGCATCCGCCAATGGCTCGCGTCCTGGTTTACTTAACCCGGCTGGCGCCGATTCTTTTGGTGATCGCCGCCGCATTTTTGATGAGCGGGATCGAATCCCTTTACCACGCGTTCCAGGAAGCGCTCCGGGCGGCGATCCGATGACCGCGGCGGAGGGATTTATCATCGGCCTATTGATCGGTATATTCGGCACCGTTTTCCTCGTCTGCGCCCAGCTTTTACTGACCACCCCAGCACTCTGGAGACGGCCGCCGGCCAGGCCGAGCAGTAAACACGAGCCCGCGCACCCAGCGCCGCCACGCCGGCAAGCGCCGGAAGACGACGGCAAAATCATCGCGCTGACCAGCTACGCCAGAAAACGCCGGACTGAATAACACCCCAAGCAATATGGCTTACAAGAACCGCATCATCCGCCACGCCCACGAAAAGCCGGACCAGCTACTGAGCAACCCCTTCAACTGGCGCCTGCACAGCCAACACCAGAACCGCGTACTCGACGCCACCCTCAGTGAAATCGGCTGGGTCCAAAGCGTCATCGTCAACCAGACCACCGGCCACATCGTCGACGGCCACCTACGGGTGAGCCTGGCCATCAAACACGACGAACCCCAGGTCCCGGTCGTCTACATCGAAGTTACCGAGAACGAGGAAAAAGCCCTCCTGGCGCTGATCGACCCCATCGCCGGGCTCGCCGCCCAGGACGACGACATGCTGCGCATGCTGATCGACCAGGTCGAAATCGAGAACGCCACCATTCAAGGATTCCTTGACGACCTAGCCGGGCAGGAAGACGTCGGCGGCAGCATCACCCGCGCAGCCCTGGCGGAGCAGTTCCTAGTCCCGCCCTTCAGCGTGCTGGACGCGCGTCAAGGCTACTGGACCGACCGCAAGCGCCAATGGCTGGCCCTCGGCATCCGCAGCGAACTAGGGCGCGGCAGCGACGGCGACAAGACCCAGGAGGGCATGACCTACGGCATCAGCGCCCAACCCGGCGACGTCTGGGACCGCAAGGCCGCCATCGAGCGGCGCGACGGCCGCGACTACACCTGGCAAGAATTCGCCGACCTTTACCCCGACGAAATACGCCTGCTGGGCGACAGCATTTTCGACCCGGTTCTTTGTGAAATCGCTTACCGCTGGTTTAGCCCACCGGGCGGCAAGGTCCTCGACCCCTTCGCCGGAGGCAGCGTCCGCGGCGTTGTCGCAGCGATGACCGGGCGGCATTACACCGGCATCGAGCTGCGCGGCGAGCAGGTCAAGGCCAACCGCCAGAACTGGCAGGACATCACCGGCAGCGCCGCCGCACTGGACGACGACACCCCCGACCTAACCCCGGTCGAACGCCGGGGCGAGTATTGGTTCAAGCGCGACGATACCTTCACCATCGCCAACGTCAGCGGCGGCAAGGCCCGCACTTGCTGGGCCCTGGCCCAGGGCGCCCCAGGCCTGGTCACCGCCGGCAGCCGGAGCAGCCCCCAGGTCAACATCGTCGCCCACATCGCCCAGCGCCTGGGCATCCCCGCGCGGGTGCACGTGCCGGAGGGCGAGCTGACCGCGGAGCTGATCGCAGCCCGCACCGCGGGCGCCGAGATTATCCAGCACAAGGCCGGCTACAACAGCGTGATCGTCAAGCGCGCCCGAGACGACGCCAAAGCCACCGGCTACCGGGAGATTCCCTTCGGCATGGAATGCCCCGAAGCGATCAAACAAACCCGCAAGCAGGTGGCCAACCTTCCCTTCGGTAACTTCGGCCGGCTGGTCATCCCCTGCGGCAGCGGCATGAGCCTCGCCGGCGTCCTCTGGGGACTCATCGACCAAGGCCGCACCGACGTCGAAGTGCTCGCCGTGCAGGTCGGCGCCGATCCCACGGCGCGCCTCAACCGATACGCGCCACCGGGATGGCGCGACCTGGTCCAGCTACGGCCGAGCGGCCAGGATTACCACGATGCGGCACCGGCGGCCGCCATCGAGGGCATCGGCCTCGACCCCCACTATGAGGCCAAGTGTCTGCCATTCCTGGAGCCCAACGACCTACTATGGATCGTCGGCATCCGCCAGACCGAGCAACTTAAAGGCCTGCCCGCACACCGCATCGAGCCGGCCTGGATCCAGGGCGACAGCCGGCAAGCCCTCGCCGCCATCGAGGGCGGCTATGACCTGCTCTTCAGCTGCCCGCCCTACGCCGACCTAGAGGTCTACAGCGACGACCCGGCCGACATCAGCGCCATGGATTACCAGGAATTCCTGACCGCCTACCGCGACATCATCGCGCAGGCCTGCGCCAAGCTGGCACCGAACCGCTTCGCCGTTTGGGTGGTCGGCGACATCCGCGACCACGCCGGCAACTACCGCAACCTGATCGGCGAAACCGTGCGGGCATTCGAGGACGCAGGCCTGCACCTCTACAACGAAGCCATCCTGGTGACGCCGACCGGCAGCCTGGCCATGCGCGCCGGGAATATGTTCCGAGCCAGCCGCAAGCTCGGCAAAGCGCACCAAAACGTGATGATGTTCCTCAAGGGCGAAACCGGCACCCCGCCGGCGCTCGACGATATCGCCGACGCCATCGCCCACCACTTCGGCCAATACCGCGAACTGCTCGACGCCTACCGCAAGGTGCTCGTGTTCGCCGCCGGTGACCCCAAGACGGCCACCCAGGCCATCGGCCCGGTGGTGATCGCCGAGGAGCCGGAATGACCAGCGAAAGCAGCACCAGCGCCCGCAGGATGACCGCAGCCGAGCGCCGCGTGGAAGTGCTACGCCTACGCCGCAGCGGCATGACCCAGCACCAGATCGCCGCCCAGCTCGGCATCGCTCAATGCACCGTGTCGCAGGCGCTGAAGGCGGCTCTCGCCGCCTTCAAGCAGCAGGAAAGGGATGACGCCGACCTATTGATCGCGCTCGAATGCGAGCGCCTGGACGCCCTTCTGCGGGCACACTGGACCGCGGCCAGTCGCGGCCACCTGGGCGCAACCGATCGATGCCTGCGCATCATCAACCAGCGCTGCGACCTACTCGGCCTCAACGCACCGAACCGCCACGAAGTGACCGGCAAGGGCGGCCTGCCGCTGGCCCCGAAGGTGACCCCGGAACAGCTCAAAATGATGGCGGAGGAAATCCTTGCGGGCAGCGAAGCCACTCCCCCCACTTGACCCGGGCGACGCCGCGCGGGCGAGCCTGCTTTGCTACGCCATCGCCCGCAACCCGCGCTTCCGCGTCGGCCGCCACCACCGCAGCATCGCGCAGACGGTGCAACGGGTCCTCGACGAGCCCAACCAGCGCATCATGATTTTCGCACCCCCCAGGCACGGCAAGACCCACCTGGTCAGCGAGTTCCTTCCGGCCTGGTATCTCGGCCACCGGCCGCACCATTACTGGATCAGCGCAACCTACGCCCAAGACCTTGCCAACGATATCGGCCGCAAGGTCCGCAACCAGTTGATCGACCCGGAATTCCGCGCCTACTTCCCCGACTGCATCGTCAGCCGCGATAGCAAAAGCACGGCGAAGCTGGCCACCACCGACGACGGCGGCTATTTCAGTGTTGGGGTTGGCGGCGCCATTACCGGCCGCGGCGGGCACGTGGTTTTAGTCGACGACCCGATCCGCGGGCGCCGAGAGGCGGACAGCCCGACCTATCGCAAGGCCGTCAAGGACTGGTATCAGGACGTCCTTTATACCCGCCTAATGCCCGGCGGCAGCGTCATCATCGTGCAAACCCGCTGGCACGAGGACGACCTTAGCGGCTGGCTGATCCGGGAGCACGCCCACGAAAACTGGACCATCGTCAACCTACCCGCCATCGACGCCCACGGCGAAGCCCTCTGGCCCGAATCCTACCCGCTCGAAACCCTCCTGCGGATCAAGGAAACCTTGGGGACCCGCGGCTGGTCCGCCCTTTACCAGCAAAGCCCGACCGCCCAGGAAGGCGGCATCTTCAAGGCCAGCTGGTTCGAACAGACCCGATATCGCACCCCGCCCGCCTACCCCGAGCGCATCATCCAAAGCTGGGACACCGCCTACAAACCCGCACAGATCAACGATTATCACGTCTGCAGCACCTGGGCGGAGCGCGGCGCCAACCGCTACCTGCTCGAAGTCTACCGCGAGCGCCTGGACTACCCGGCGCTGCGCCGGGCGGCCCGGAGCCAGGCCGAGAAATGGAACCCGCTCGCCATCCTCATCGAGGACAAGGCCAGCGGCCAAAGCCTGGTGCAAGACCTAAAAACCGATATCCGACATACCGTCATGGCCGTTCAGCCCGAAGGCGACAAGATCAGCCGCGCCTACGCCGAAAGCGCCCAGGCCGAAGGCGGCCAGGTCTGGCTCCCGGAAAGCGCCCCCTGGCTAACCGACTACGAGTCCGAGCTATTCACTTTCCCACTAGCACCCAACGACGACCAGGTCGACAGCACCACCCAGGCCCTGCGCTATCTGCGGCAGACTTCTACACTCAACGCAATATCGGCAGCGGGCGCGAGCACTTACCACGACCTACGGCAGCGCATGGCATGAGCAACAACCACATCGAGCAAGTCCTCGGCAAGGCCGCCTTCAACCGCCTAGTGGCGCACGTCGGCGGGATCGAGTATTGGGTGCCGAAAGCGGAGGACACCGAGCGCGCGCTGGAGCTCATCGACTGGATCGGACGCGAGGCAGCCATCGCCCTGATCGCCTACGCCGGCGGCGCCCGCGTCTATGTCTACGCCGACCACCAGCAAGTGCTCAGGGCGCGCTATAACGAGATCATGCGCCTTATCGAAAACGGCATGACCCCGCCCGAAGTCGCTTTAACCTATACCTTTACGGGGCGATACACCGAGCGGCAAATCCGCAAGATCATCGCCGCCGAAGCGTTCACCGACGGCGCCGAGTGCTGAAACCGTTCAGGCTGCCGCCGCCCCGACAAAAAGAGGACACTTCCGGATCATGGCCACCACCCCCGCCCAGCCGATGAACGCCACGCCCAGCACCGAGCACGAGTTCGCATCCGAGCACGAGTTCGCACCCACCCGCCAGGTCCAGCGCATCAAGTTCCCGGACGCCCTAACCGTCGAGCAGGCCGACCGCATGGCGCTGTTCTGGATGAGCCGGCTACCGGACCCGGACGTCGTCCTGCGCAAAGCCGGCATCGACCGCACCGCGCTGCGCAACCTGGAAGGCGACGACGAAATCAGCCAATGCCTGGAAACCCGCCGCGAGGCGGTCGTCACCACGCCCTGGCGCCTGGAGCCGGACGCCACCAGCGACGCCGCCCAGCACCTGATCGGGCAGCTACGACCGCACATCGAGACCATCATCCGCAGCGCCTTCGGCGCGGTCCCCTACGGCTACAGCGTCATCGAGTGCCTATTCGAGCAGCGCGGAGGCCGCTGCTACCTGACCGGAGTCTTCGACCGCCCCTTCGAATGGTTCACACCCCGCAACGATGGCCTGACCTACCACGGCAGCCACGGCGACATCGACGGCGACCCCGAGAAGTATTACCTGACCGTGCGCGGGCCGACCACGCGCAACCCCTACGGCGAAGCGCTGCTCAGCCGCCTTTATTGGCCCGCCTTCATCCGCCGGGAAGGCTGGACCCACTGGCTCCAGTTCCTGGAGCGGTTCGGAACCCCGATGATCTTCGGCAAGACCCGCGGCAACCCGACCCAGGCCGCGCAGATGCTTTACGACGCCGCCCGGCGCAACGCCAGCCTGGCGGTGGGCGTCGACGAAGACATCGTCATGCTCGATAGCGGCAAGGACGGCCGCCAGTTCGAAATGATGGAGCAGGCCATCGTCCGCCGCATCGAGAAAACCATACTCGGCCAGACCCTGACCAGCGACACCGGCAAGGACGGTGGCGGCAGCTACGCGCTGGGCAAGGTCCACGAGCAGGTGCGCCAGGACAAGCGCAACGCCGACATCCGCCTGGTGAGCAAAACCGTGCAGCGGATCATCAACACCTTGTGCAAGTACAGCGGCTGGCAGCCCTTCGAATACGTCATGGCCGACGAGGTCGGATTAGAAACCGAGCGCGTCGACCGCGACGTCAAGGTGGTCCGCGATCTAGGCTTCGACGTGACCGAAGGCTACCTGCTAGATCGCCTCGATTTCCGACCAGGAGACCTAGTGAAACGCGCCACGCCCGCATTGGCACCCATACCACCAGCAGCACAGAACGAGCCCGCAGCAGCCGCCCAGGCCGCCGCACAACCCATCGCCCTAGCCAACTTCGCAGAACCGGACCAGCCGCGATTCACCACCCAACAACAGGTCATCGAGGACGGCATCGAAGGCGCCATCGACGCCCTCGCCAGCCCGCTGAACAGTCCGCAGATCGCCCAGGCGATCCGCGCCGCCACCAGCCCAGAGGACCTTGAGGAACGCCTGGCAATCCTACTCCGCACCCAGGACCCGCGGACCTTCCATCGCATCTTCGAGCGCGCCCTATTCGCCGCCGACGTCCTCGGCTACGCCCACGCCGGCCCGGGCGAGAGCAGCCAGACCCAAGCCCCGACCCTGAACCTGCACGCCGCCATCCACCTGCCCGAGACAGCCCTCCAGCCGGCACCGATCACCCTCAGCCCGCAGGCGGTCCAGGTCGACGTCCACCTACCCGAGCAGCCCGCGCCCACGGTCCACGTGGCGGCGGCCGCACCCACCGTGCAAGTGCTCGCGCCCGAGCAGCCCGCACCCATCGTCAACGTCAACCTGCCCAACCGGCGCAGCGAGACGACCGTCGAGCGCGATGCCCGCGGCGACATCGTCAAGACCATCCGCATCGAGACCAACACGGAACAAACCGGCACAGAGGAACCCGACCATGATTGAAACCATTACCGGCAGCCTAACCATCATCGACATCAACGAAGCCAACGCCTCGTTTTTCTGGAACGGTCTACAGCTACACCACGTCACCGCCGCCGCGGCGATCCGCAAACCCAACGGCGACCGTCGCGTCTCCCTAACCGTGATCGACCCGGCCCACGTGACCCCGGCGCTCGACCCGGCCGAACAAGCGCTCCTTAACGACGTTTACAACGCCATGACCGCCACCGGCATCATCATCCAACGCGCGAGGCACCAGCCATGACCGACAATTTCGTAATGGTCATCCCCGAGGGATGGACCGAAATCGAGAACGCCACCCAGATGATCGAAGCCTGGGGCGAAAACGGCGTCATCAGCACGATTCAGCAGCAGGCCTGGGGCGAGATCGACAGCATGCTCGAAGCCGCCGGCATCCTGCCCGCCGGCAAGACCACCGCCGAGGCCCGGCTATTCAGCGCCGGCGAGACCGGCGACGCCCGCCTGCGCCTATGGGTGATCTACCAGGACATCCCCGCCTAAGATGCCAGCCGTCCGCGGTTTTACCTTCAGCTACGAGGGCACCACCACCGACGCCGGCCTGGTGATCCCGGTCTGCGCCAACCAGCAAAACGACCTATTGATCGCGCTTTGCATGGCCGACACCGGATCGCTGACCACGTTCACCGCGACCCCCCCGACCGGCTGGTCGATCCTTGAAGAGTGGTACAACACCACCCCGGTCATCGCCTACTTCAAACTAGCGGGCGCCAGCGAAACCGACCTGACCATCGCCGCGACCACCCACGCGACGACTAACGAGAGTTACAACGGCAGCATGACCGCCTTTCGCGACGTCGACCAATCGACGCCCATCGGCCGGGCATCGCTCAGCAGTTACAGCACCAGCAACCAGGACGCCCTGGTCGCCATCGGCAACGGCACCACCACCGGCATCGCGCAATCGTTCACCACCCCGGCAGCGACGGCCAACACCAACGCCCGCGGCTGCTTCCACAGCGCCCGCTTTCAGCTTAAAAAAGTCGGCAGCCCCACCGGCACCGCGACGGCGAAACTTTACGCCCACAGCGGCACCCTGGGCAGCAGCAGCGTCCCCACCGGCGCCGCCCTGGCGACCAGCAACACCCTGGACGTCAGCACGCTTACCGGCACGCTGGCCGACATCGACTTCTTTTTCCCGCCCGCCAGCGGCGTCTGGTATCAGTTGGCCGCCAATACCAATTACTGCATCGCGCTCGAGTACAGCGGCGGCAACGCCAGCAACTACATCCAGGCCGGCGTCGATGGCAGCAGCCCCGGCCACGCCGGCAACGTGGCGACCTACGCCAGCGGCAGCTGGACCGCGGTCGCCGGCCAGGACGCCTGCTTCAACGCCTACCGCTTCAGCCTCAACATGAGCAACCAGGGTGCCGCGGCGCGCACCGCGATGCCGCAGATCACCACCGAGCGAGCCAATAGCCTGGTGCTTTACCAGGGCGGCGGCAGCGGCAGCGCAGGAACACCCAGCTTCATCGAGGGACCGGTGACCCAGATCCACGGCAGCGACGGCGCCGCCGAAAGCCATTGCCTCGGCTGGACCATCCAGCCAACCGCCGGCAGCACCCCGAACAACGTTTATTGCAGCATGGCGGTCACCGGCGCCAGCGCCAAGGGCGTCGCCGAGATTTACGGACCCCTTAGCGGCAGCACGGTGGTGCCGACCTACTGCGCCGCCGACGCCTGCACCTACCTCGACCCCATCGCCGGGACCACCGGCTACAACAGCAACACCGCACTGGCGGCCACCGCCGACACCAACTTCGGCACCAGCCTCGGCGGCTTCACCGCCAACGACGCGACGGTCGCGGCCATGACCGACAGCGGCATCAATTCGTTTCACTCGCTCGGCGGCATGACCAACGCCGCAGCCGCCGGCACCGTCAGCGGCGCCGAGCTGGTGCTGGCATCCGCAAACCGTTTCAACTTCAGCAGCAAAAACCTACTCGCCCATTGCTTTTTCGCCACCCCAGCGCACACCCAGCGCCACGCCCCGGTGGCCAGCAACCGCGGCACCTGGATGGGCGTGCGCAGCAACACCGGCAGCGGCGGCGCCACCACCGGCTATAAGATTTGGCAGGTCCACGGCATCGGCACCGCCTGGGACAACATGGCCCACGTCCCGATCATCATCGCCAACGGCGCCGGCAATACCAAGGCGAGCGGCGGCACCCTGGACGCCAGCGTCATCGCGGCGGTCGGTTTTTGGGTGAGCGGCATCGGCGCGCTTACCGCGCAAGTCGGCTTCGGCAGCCTCTGGCTAATGGACACCACCACGGTCGCCGGCGGCAACAGCAACGAACCGGTGAACATCGGCGGCATCGTGCGCGCGGTGGCGACCGGCAAGGAACGCGTCAGCGCCATTCAGCAGGGCGCCAACCAGATGCTGAGCCTCCAGGCCATCCAGATCGGCGACGGCGGCACCCACCCCGTTTATCTAGACCTGGACGGCACCGCCATCGAGTTTCCGCGGCAATACAACCAGGCATCCGCGCAAGTCAACTACAACAGCACCGACAACAAGGTCGGCCTCACGTATTACCCGGGCGCCAGCGACACGATCAAGCACCGCAACAGCGTCATCAGCGCCCCCAGCCGTTATGCCTGGGGACTGCACGCCAGCGCCAACACCGGCGCCAGCTACGACTTCAGCGGCCTATCGGTAATCGGCGCCGGCACCATCAGCCTGGCCCGAGCCATCACCATCAGCGGCCTGACCATCAACGACTACAGCACGCTCGACCTGAGCGGCCTGACCCTGACCGCCAGCACGATCAAGAAACCGCCCAGCACCAGCGACAGCGTGACCACCAGCGGCAGCACCAGCCTCTCCGGCTGCGCCATCGACGTCAGCACGGTCGCCAGCGGCAACCGCTGGTGCAGCGTCGCCAGCCCGAGCATCTTCAGCGCCTGCACGTTTACCGGCGGCGGCGGCCACGCCATCCGCATCACCACACCCGGAACCTACAGCCTCAACGCCTGCACCTTCACCGGCTTCGGCGCCGACGGCAGCAACGGCGCGGCGATCTACAACGACAGCGGCGGCGCGGTGACCCTAAACATCACCGGAGGCGGCAGCACCCCGACGATTCGCAACGGCAGCGGCGCCAGCACCACGGTCAACAACAACAAGGTGTTAACCCTGACCGGCCTAGTGACCGGCAGCGATATCGTCATCCTGACCGCCGGCACGACCACCGAGCGCGTGAACGTCGACGCCCACGGCAGCACCAGCTATGCCTTCAGCTATGCCTACCAGGCGAGCGACTACGTCGATATCTGCGTCTACAAGCACGGCTATATCCCTTTCGCCGTGCGCAATTACCTACTGGCCAACGCCGACGGCAGCCTGCCGATTGCCCAGGTCGCCGACCGCAATTTCTCAAACCCATAACCGGACAGAACCATGACCAAGATCGTCGACCCGGACAGCCTCAACGTCGGCACCGAACTCGTTCTCGATACCAGCGCAAAAACGATTCGCCTGGTCGCCACCGGCAACCTGGTTGCGAAGGACGGCGTCACCCTACAGGCCCTCTATAGCAAGCTCATCCTGCTATGGGAGACCGCGACCTATAACAAATATCCGTTCCCGATCTACGTCATCGACGCCAAGTCCGGGCAATACCAGTTCGGCACCGACGGCGGCACCTACAACGGCTGGAAGCCTTACGACGACACCACCCGGACCTATCTCCGCGACGGCGGCTGGTCCGAGTACAGCAACGCCGGCGTGCTCAACCGGCAATATGTCGGCATCGTCAGCCTCGGCGACGTCAACAGCGGCGCCCAGCTTTACTATCAGAAAGCCAGCACCGACAGTCCGGCCGACTTTACCTTCACCGACGAAGTCAACGAAGGCATTCAGGTCTACGGCGACGCCACCAACGGCAACTTCGACAAGCGCAGCTTCTTCAAGGGATTCGTCCGGGAATACAGCTACAAGTACAAGGACAGCGTCCTAGCCGATACCGGCCAGACCGGGACCGGCGCCTACACCGTCAACCTACTGCTGAGCAACGAGGCCGACCTCGACGTGGTGGCCAACGACGCCACCGCCGGAGGCGCGACCGCGCCCTGGAACCGGATCAAGGCGCGCTATTTCAGCAGCGCCTTCGGCAAAGAGGTCGACAGCGCCGGCAACCCGCGCAGCTTCGGCATCGTCATCGACGTCGGCACCCATAGCGGCATCGACGGCGCTTGCAGCCTCGGCGGCAACACCCTGACCACGGCGGCCGGAGGAATCCTGACCAGCGGCAACCCCTACGCCGGCGGCACCCTAAAGATTCACAACGGCAGCAACAAGGGCACCTACACGGTCAGCGGCAACCCGAGCGCGACCGTCATCACCATCGCCGAGACTTTCCCGGCGGCCGGCAGCGGCGAGGATTTCACCCTTTACCCGGCGACGACCCTGACCGACGGCGCCACCGGCTTCGTGACCCTCAAGCAGATTTACACCAAGATCCAATACCTGCTCCGACAGAACAGCGACATCGACGAGACCGCCGGCACAGTAACCGGCAAGACCGCATCGTTACTGCTTAACTTCGTCGGCAGCGAGCTAAAGGCCGGCTTTTTCGCGCCCAGCAACCCGAACGGCGGCGGCAGCGGCGTCATCATCGAGGGCATCGCCGACGCCGACGTCAACAGCGTCACCTTTTACGACAACAGCGCGGCGGCTCGGCAATACCCCTATGCCAGCGCCGGCAGCCTAGACTTCAACAGCTTCCTGAGCCAGGGCGGAACCGGCTACTATCGGATGTATTTCACCGCCTTACCGGGCGCCAACGACGACTATGGCGAGAGCGGCGCCACCACCGTCAACAACAAGGACGGCAACCCGATAGCCGGCGCCATCAGCGGCAGCTCGATCAGTTTCAACTTCGACTATTCCGGCAACGTTCAAGGCGGACGCACCGCCGGCCAGGACGCCGCGGTCACCGTCGTCGCCGGTAACAAGGGCGTCGCCAAGCCAGTCGTCGCCACCGGCACGATCACCCAAAGCAAGGCGATCAAGATCAGCTTGACCGCCGAGCAGGACCGCGCCTACAGCAACCCATAAGGCAGCCCCCGAGTGATTACATTCGACGGCGCCACCAAGCGCGCGACGTTAAGCGCCGGGACTACCGCGCTCGACGTCAGCGACCTTTGGTCGCGCTGGGTGGATTGGTTCCAGGACGGCGACAACAGCAAATGGCCGCTGGCCATGCGCCAGGTCGGCGGCGACGATATCGACCCCAGCGCCGGCACCAAAATCCCGGCCTACATCTACCTGCAAAACGGCTGGAAGGTGAAGCCCCAGGAAGCCGACCACACCCTGGCGGTCAGCGGAGGCGTGCTCCTGGTGGAAGGCGGCGGTGACCCCTTCGTCAGCACCGCCGGCGATTACACCGTGCGCATCAATTACCAGCAGCCGGTCCAGGCGATCACCGTCAGCACCGGCGGCGGCAGCGGCGGCCTGACCAGCGAACAGGCCGAGCAGCTCCAGGACATCTGGCGCCGTCTGGCACTGGACGCCAGCAACCCGCTGAGCCAGACCGAGACCAGCATCCAGGCCGGCAGCGTCCTCGACCTCGCCATCACCGAGGACAACGGCACCATCACCGTTGCCCGACAATGAGCCTAAGCCCGCGCGCCATCGCCACCCTGGGCATCGGCTACGGACCCCGGCCCACGGCGCTCCTGGGACTCTGGCCCACGGCACCCGGCGAGCCCGAGCAGCCCCAGGGCGCCTGGACCGTCAACGGGCTCGGCCCAAGGCGGAGGCCGACACGCAGCCGCAAGCGCGACGACGAAGCCATCCTCCTTTTCGACGACTAAGCCATGCCCGCCCTGAAGATCGGATTCAACGTCACCTTCGAGGAAGCCATCGAGGCCGCCAAGACCCGCGGCGTGGTCCTTCCCGATATCTACTACAACATCCTACCGCCCGAGTGCCGGCGCCTCGCGTTTAGCGTGAGCCTACTCGCCAGCCTCCAGCAGATCCAGGGCGTCCTCGACCAGCTCACCGACCACCTGGCCCAGGGCAAGACCTTCGACGAGTTCAAGACCTGGGGCGAGCAGCAGGACTGGAGCCTGCCCCCGGGGCGGCTGCAGACGATCTTCCGGAACGGCGTGCAAACCGCCTACAACGCCGGGCACTGGCGCCAGTTCGAGCAAGGCGCCCTAGTCCGCCCCTGGCTGATGTACGACGCCATCAACGACACCCGGACCAGGCCCGCGCACGCAGCCATGGACGGCTATATCCGCAAGGTTCACGACCCGTTTTGGGACCACCACAGCCCGCCCTGCGGGCATAACTGCCGATGCAGCATCATCGCCCTTACCGACGCCGAAGCCGACCGCCGCAGCCCACCCGGGAAGGGCAGGCTCAAGCCCGAGAGCGACGACGCCCGGCCGGACGATGCCGGCTGGGGCAGGCGCCCGGACAAGAAACGGGACCAGACCTACCGGGACCTGATCGATCAGCACCTGGTCAAAAAAACCAAGCCGAAGGCGAAGACCGAGAAGATTCCCAAAGCGGCGGAGCAGAAAAAGCAGGAACCCGAGCGCCCCTGGGACCCGACCAAGCCATGCGGCATCTGGCACGAGCACGCCTTCACCGGCGCCCCCAAGGAAGTGATGTCAGCGCTCAAGCGCTGGCCCGAGACCCCGCACGGATTAAAGCAGACGGCCGGCCAACGGGGCGCCTATTGGGACCCATACGACCGCTTTATCGAGATGGGCGACGTGCGCACCCCCTGGACCTTAAACGGCCAAAGCGTATTCCGCCACGAATACGGGCACCACCTGGACTGGCGTTTGAAGAAGCAGACAGCGCACGACTTTCGCTCGCAATCGCCCGATTTCACCGCGGCAATGGAAGCCGACGCCAAACGCATCATCAAGGTCGCCACCAGGCCCCTGAACGACATGCAACGGCCGGACACTTTGACCAGTACATGGAAAAGCCAGTGGGACAAAAACCGCGACGCGCATTTAGACAAGCAACACGAAGTCGCGCAAAAAAACCCGGGCGCGCGGCATACCGAGTCCTACACCGAAGGACAGCGAAAACTCCTAAAAAAGCTCGGCTTCGATTACGACGAGTTACTCGACGCGATGGACAAGCACGGACATAAACCGGGCGCCGCACTAGACCTGCACTGGAACATGGACCACCTCATCGCCGCCCTGGAGCGCCGAGACCCCACCGCATTCATGCGGTATTTCATGGGCGACCCCGGCGCCGTCGAGAGGAACGTCATCTATTACAAGGGATGTGCCGCGCAGATGGATGATCTAGCCGCCAGCGCCACCGGCACGCGCGCAGGGCATTATTTCGGGCACGAATACGAATATTATTTCGGGGTCCGGAAGCACTACGCACGACAAACCGAATGCTTCGCCAATATCACCGATTTAATCAGCAACGATAACCCGTTTTTCAGCAAGTATTTGCAACGGATGTTTCCTAAAATGCTCGCGAGTTACCGCAAGATCATGGCAGAGGAAACCTAATGCAACCGCCCGAGACGACTTACAGCGAGCAGGAGCGAAACGAGCTGGTCGACCGCTACGTCGAACAATTCAAAGAACAGCCACCATTATGGGACCGCGAGCGCGCACTCGGCACCCAGGAGTGGTATGACGAAATCAAGCGGGCGGTCGAGACCGGCGAGCCATTCCGGCGCAACGATTACCCCGACCACCTCATTCTTTAGCTCGGCCTAGCACAAAAACCCCGCCCTGGGGACTGGAAAGAACCGCCTAAAAACCGCCGATCTTTCCAGCCCCCGCACCGCCTCCAAGAGGCGCCTATACTCGCAAGGGCATGGACGCCTTTATCTACCTCGCACACCACCACCCCTGGGTGCTGGCCCTCCTGGCCCTCTGGGCAGCCAGCATGACCGCCGCCATTCTTTACTTCGCCCCAGCCGGACAAGACCGGGACCCGGCGGAGGATCTCACACCACCCCCGACGCACAACCCGAAGGGAAACCAATTTCCCCACCCGGGCGATTTGGTTTCCCACTAAGCCCCACCCTTAATGGGAAGTCACCAGCCCGGCGTCGTGATAGGGCGCGCAGCGTCGCAACCGGAGCCCGGCAATTTAAACGGCGACGACCCCAACAAACCCCGGAATCCCCGTAAAACCCCGGAACCGACCACCGCAACTGCGGAACCGACCACCGCAATTGCGGTGACACGGCTCACAACCGACGCCGAAGCCCTGCCTATACTTCAACGGGCATGGACCGAGAACGTGCAGCCCATGAGAAATCCCCCATTGAACAGGCGCTCCAGGACCCACTCCTGCGAGCGCCCTTTTTTATGCGCCGCACCACCGAGGGCGGCACCTTCCGCCTAGAGATCGTCGCCGCCGACCTGAGCGAGCCGGACGAGGACCGCGCGGACCCGGCCGCATTCATCGAGGCGAGTTTCACGTTTTAGGCTTGCACCGAACCCCGAAGCCCCTTAGACTATTCCCCGCGTGCACCCCAACGCAGCCTCGGCGGGCACCAGAACCGCTTCGCGACCTTCGCCGGCCGCAAGCGGGCGCAAGGCTCTCCAAAGCCGCATCGGGGTGTATGCTCCCATCGATCCCACACCCACGATGGGACCCGGCGGACCCACCCCCGCCTGGAAAACAGCACAACCGGAAAGCGGCCGCCCCCCAAAGGCGGCCCTTTTTTTTGCCCGCTGAAATCGTTCAGGCTTCCACCCGGCCAGGCGCGCGTCTATGTTTTCAGGACATGAACGCACTTAACGCCCGCGCCCCCGCACCCAAGCCCCTGGACCTCGGCCGCATCCGCAAGATCGCCGCCACCCTCCGGGACCTTAAACCGATCGATCTTCAGTTCGAAGTCATCCAGGCCGGCAACGAAGCAGGCAACGACGCCACCGACGGGACCGTCGCCTTCTACGGCATCGCCTACAGCGGCGGCCTGATCCCGCGCTACGGCTGGCACCAGGACTGCGCCATCGACCTGGACGACGTCGAGCTACCGGACGCCATCAGCTTCCTCCGCGACCACGACCCCGGCAAGATCGTCGGCCAGGGCAAAATCTGGAAGGAAACCACCCCGGACGGCAAAAGCTACCTCGCGTGCAGCGGCCGCACCAGCAAGGCCACCGAGCACGCCCAGGAAGTCGCCGCCCTCCTACTCGAAAAACACCCGCTGCAGATGAGCGTCGGGATGAGCGCCGGCGCCGATTACCTCGAGCGCCCCGAGGTGCGCCGCATCAACGGCCGCGATCTATTCGTTTACACCATTTTCCGCAACGCCATGATCCGCGAAGCCAGCGTCGTCGCTTGTGGCGCGGACAACACCACCACCGTTTATGCGCTCAGCGCACAGAACCCAACGAGGCCACCCATGGAACTATCGCAAGAACAGTATGAAGCCCTGCAAGCCGACCTCGCAGCCGCCAGGCAGCGGGCAGACGACGCCGAAGCCCAGCTCAAACAGCTCCGCCAGGAAAAGCGCAAGGCCGAGTTAACCGCCATCTTCCAGGCCGCAGGACAGAACCTGACCGACGAGATGGCCACCGCCTACATGGACCTTACCGATGCCCAGTTCGACGCCATTACGGCGCAGCTGAAAGCCTGGAAACCGGCCACGCCGGGCACGCCGCGCCTGCCCGAGAACCTCAGCCACCCGCAAGGCACCGACGGCCGCGAGCAGCGCCCGGACAGTCCGCTGGTCACCGACATGAAACGGCGGCATAACCGCTAACCCCCCGGCCCGCCGGAACCCCCTATTCAGTTCAGGAGCACCCACCAATGACCACCTACACCGAGACCCAAAAGATCGGCAACGTCCTCAAGATCGAATTCGACCGGATGTACAACCGGGAACGAGTCACCATCGCCAAGGGCGCCGGCGCTCTCAAGATCGGCACCATCCTCGGCAAGCGCACCAAGGCCGCACCGGCAGCCAGCGTGACCGGCAGCATCGCCACCACCACCCTGACCGTGACCGCGGTCGGCAGCGGCACCCTAAGCGTCGGCCAGACCC